CGCATCAAACGCCATACCTTCATACACTCCCTTGAGATCAATAGGGAAGAGAGTCATTCGGGCTTCTTCGTACTCATCTGCAGTACTCTGGGTGTACGGCATCTGAGGATACACCCCATCATCCATAGCCAAGAACGACACAGTCTTTAGTTGCCCATCATACATATGGAGCGCAGTACCGATAGCAGAAGCCTCTGTCTTAGGGTCAAAGGACACAGTCACTGAGACTGAGTTGTCTGACCAATAACGCTGCGCAGTAGCTGCAAGCGCCATCTTCTCATAGATAGATACTTCCTTCTCTGAACGTACGGCTTCAGACATAATTGGGAAATACACCACCGATGTAGTCTCTGGTGAGTTAACTTCAGGCTCTACGCGGTAATTAGCCATCTTAAATAGTGGCAGCATAGGATCATTGTTAGCAAACCGGATCGTACGAAGGAAGTGCTTGCCGCCTGGTGTCCAGTGCACTCCTGGGGACTCTCCCGCTAGGATCGATACAGTGCCGGATGGCTTGATCGTAGTAGTCTTGATAGACTCACGAACTCCCAACCATTCTGAGTAACTCTTATCATACTGTTGGACTGTGGCATACCCGTCATCCATCCATTGGCGGAGAACCGGTAGGCCCTTAGTATCTGCAAAGTTTGCTACGCCAGAGATAGAAGTACCGATGCGGCGGTTACGCTGCATGATCGCATTTGTCTCTTCCCAGTGAGTTGGGAGAAGCGTTACAGTCTTAGCATAGAGATATGCGAACTTGAGAGTACGCTTGAAGTCTTCCAGATTGTCATGCCGGCCGATATAGGTCTCAACGAGAGTACAACATTCCATAGACTCTAATGATTGTTCGGCACATGGGTTGTATCCAGCAGCACGCCAATCTTTATTGTTAAGTGGGTCAGCTAGGCGACCGTACTGACGTGTGACATCCATCCAGATAACTCCAGGCTCACCGTTGCGGGCGATACCATCAATGACGGGAGTTAGGTCTGTACCTACCCCGACTTCTACGGAGTTGTTAGACATCCATCCGTGGCCCATGCGGTCTGGGTTGACTTCGTAATTCTTAAGATTAAGAAATACATCGTCGGTAATCTTACCCATTAGCAGCTCAGCTGATCTACGGACGTTACCGGAGACTACGCATACGCCGATCAAGTTACCTAGGTCAGCAATATCACGTACTGTTAGTTTTTCTCCTGCTCGTCCCGCAAAGATTCCGCGGATGTGTGTATGTAGTCGTTCCAAAGGCTCTGAACCCGCAGCCGTTCCTCCAAATGTTTTGATCGGCGTTCCAGCTGGGCGGATCTGGCTGTAATCAAAGACTGGGCTCTTCTGATCTGGCTTAAGGAAGCTATTGATGACCGACGTGGTACTTTCGAACCAGCCTTCCCGGGTGTCTGGGATGACGATTGGTTCGGTGTCTGGTTGTGGCTCATAGATTGTGAAATCCTTATCTGCACCCTTGGTGTCGAAACCTACGCCCACTCCGAGCATAGATGCCTCCATAAGGAATGCGAATGGCTTGGCCGGATTGAGTTTGCTCATCTCGGCTGTAGATACGAAGGAACAATTCTGCAACGCTGCAGAGTTCTTTTGGATATTGACAAGTGGGGTACCCATCATCCATAGACCACGTCCAGGTGGGGTCCATTTAAAATTAAACATGCGGTCGAAAGCCTCTTTGGCAGAGGAAGCCGCCTTGGTATCTGACCAAGGGAGCCGCTGTTGTTTTGCGTAATCCTTTTGGAGGGAGTACATTCCGTTGATGACACGCTCACAGGCATCTACCCAAGTTTCCTTGGTCCCATCCTCTTTAAGACGAGAGTAGGTCCTGATAAAGGTGATCTCACCTACAGAGTTCCCCGCTGCGTCCATATACCCCCAATTTACCTTCTTGGAGCGGTACGGGTTTACGAAGTCTTCGGCAAGTTTGAACGAAAACAATTAGTGCCTCATTTCTGTTAGTTGTTGACTGTTATCAGGGTCTAGCTATTTAACCCTCTATCTATTATTCTACTAGATTCTCCCTCACTGATGCCACCGTTAGGTAGGTTCTGGAGGATGGTAGCTCTGTCACCAAAGAGTTGGGAAAGGACTCCGCCAGAGGTTTGACGCTCTGCCGTGATCCGGATAAACTCCTTGTTTTCTTCTAGTTCCTTCATTTGCCCTACCAACTTAAATAGTCGGTCGAGCTCTTGTCCGGTGTTAGGATCGGGGTAGCCACCGTTCAATTCTTCAGCATATCGTGCAAAAGCGACTCTAGCGCCCTGCATTTCGATCATAGTTGTCAATAATCCCTTAAGTTGATCCTTAGTCTTGATCTCAACCGGCAGGCTGAAAGCGCAAGGATTTGACGGTTTGAAGGCCGGACAGTTGGCCGCTACGAAACAAGTATCGCATTGGCGCAATGACACCGAGTTGCTATTTAGTACCGAGACGTCCTTGATAACATCTTTTCCGTCCTCATCTTTTTCAATTACCGTCTTACTTTTTACCCCAAATACAGGCAGGATTTGGCGCTCATTTGGCTCTCTATCGGCTAAAACTTTCCTACCCTCAGAAGGTCTGTTATCAGGAAGATTACCCCCTGTTTCCGCAGTTCCTGGATCATCCTTAAACTCACTGTTATCAGATAACTTCTTACCGCTTCTTTTATCCAAGGCTTTCTCCAGCTGCAGATAGGACCAAATAGCGAGGCGGGTCACCTCGTTACTATCATCATTAATAATCTTGTCGTAGTCTAGGCCGGCCTTCTCAATGATCGCTTTGTATCTAGGGCGAGCTTGATCTTTTTGCTTCTTCTGGTAACGAACAAGCTTTGTACCGTTCCAAACAATGGTCTCCCCTCTCATCATTGGGGATAGCCACGAAAGACTACTAGCCGTAGACAGAGCTACCTGGCGGAGATTGTCCGGCTTAGCGCAGGCAACCCCATGGAACTGAAGGTCAGGGAACTGGCTCAACATAGCCTTAGAACGTGCTGACAGGCTCGTATCATCCTCGAGTGACTCTCCGAGTAGGGCAACGTTTGTAAACCGCTCACAGAGGGCATACAAGGCCGTATGACCGGCCTCCTGGTGCCACACAACCCAAAGCTTATCGCCAAGAATCTCTTGAGCTTGGCTTCGATGGTATGTGTTCCAGGCTTGGCCCATTGCCTTGACGTCCAGCTCTGTAGCGCCTGAAATTCTATCGGCATTGACAGCTAGGAAGTCCAAGTAACTATCAGCATACTCCTGTAGCTCTCGCTCGGTCAGCTTCAGATCATTGATCTGGTGACCTCCACCATCTACATAGACTTTAACATCATCCGGGAATCTTCCCTGGATGAGGTAATCCTTGGTCTTAGGCAGCCCACGTTTGGCCAGGCGGTAATAGTTAATCGATACGTGCTTGACTCCCATATTAGTTAGGAGGATACGGTGGGACGGCACTTCAGCCCCCATGAAGATTAGGTTCATTCGAAGCGGTTCACCCTGCTACCCAAATGGGCATCGAGCAGAGCGTCCTTTTGACGATCCACTTCGGTCTGGAGATCTTCCCAGGCTTTTACATTGCGGGTAGTTCTAACAAAGCGCGGAGAAGCAAACATAATAGTTGGGATACCCATTGCCAGAGCTTCGGCACAGAAGTCTGAATCTGAATCGATAAAGAGCTCAACCTTACCTTTAGACTTTGCTACAGCTAGATGTCGGGAGCGTAATTCCTGGCCAACAAAGAACATACTACTATCATAGATCTCGCCGTAGCCCACAATCATGTGGCTACGAAGCCAGTGCTCAGTCTTTTTGGTATCCATGTCAGATGAGAGTACGACACGATAAAACTCTGAAAGAATTCTGAACAGCTTGATGCCCTCTGGGATAGGGTCGCCCGTCTCAGTCTTTAAAACACCCTCTAAAGCAATTATCGCTGACATTATTCCTCTTCATCGTTGTCCAAATGTTTCTGCTCGCAATGTCTTGCGAGAGAAGTTACCACGTACATCTTGTTGCATAACTGGCATTGGTACCTGTCCATACACCTATTCTACCGCAAAGTTCTCCTGATAAGTGTAGAAGTGTCTGGTAGCTCTACGCCGTAAAGCTCTTTATTCTCTTGTTTTACTCTGGAATCCCTTTGATCTTTAATAGATCTTAGAGCCTGGACCGCACCAGATTTCTTTCCAGCCTGCCAACGGTAATTATTATAATCTGCGTATCCTGCGCCGGTTTGGCTGAAGGCTTTCTTACGACCATGGTGTATATCATCGAAGTAAGCAGCAGCTTGATCTTGAGCTAACTTGATCTTACGTTCAGCATTGATCTGGTATGCGCTGTTGGTAGAAGATCTAAGTTCATTAATAGCGTCATTGTGACGAGTCAGAATCTCTGAAGCCATCTCGTAATCACGATTAGCTTTTTGCTCCCACTCTCGACTATATGGCGCTTGAGTGTTCTTGCTTGGAGGTACAGTCCAGAAGTCGCCAATCAAATCGTAAGCAGCGTATGGATTTATGTTTCTAATATCCGTTTGCTGGTTAACATAGAATGTAAGCTCATAGCCATTCCAATTCCTAGTATTAGGCATGATTTCAGCATTGAACCCCTCATTAAACATAGCGGCGATCTCTTGATCGCTGTAACCCGCATACTCAGGATTACTCTGGCGGAACTTTGTATACTCTACGCCTACTAGGCAATCTAGATCACCAGGTTGGCGAGATGCCTCCCATTGATAGGAGACTCCGGACCCAGCTAGCCAAGCCTTAGTCCAACGATGTGGGTCATTGAAGTTACGGATTAGGTAGTCAAAGAGAATAGAAAGTATGCCCTCTCTTATTGTCAGCCTAAGTTCCATATCTTGGAAGAGCTCTGGATCTAGCTCATTCGAAGGAGCACTAAAATACGAAGTAGCCCCGGGCGTGATGCCCGGAGCTGCTGCGTAACTGTACTTTTCCATACCCATATTCTTCCATCCCTTACGTCATTACGTCTCGGCTTGAAGGGTACGAATATTAAGCGGAGATAGTGTCTCCGGTTGCCCCTACTGACTGATCTGCCTGAATTCGCAAAGAAGTGTACTCTGCGGATGCTTGGGCCTGAAGATCCATGAGGATTTCAGAGACATAGCGGCGGATCTCGATAAGAGTGGCTTCTCGTTCTACTGGAATAGAGAATAGAGAAAGGTTCTTTTCAATGTAAACTGTACCCTCATCGTTGACGAGTACGGCAAAACCGTACTTAAACGCTGGCAACTCTGGAGTTGACTGGTCTGCGTTCGGTGTGGTATCTGGTGTGGTATCTTTTGTTGTATCTTCTGACATTTTGTGTCTCCTTATTCGTACATGCCGGCTTTTTTACGATTTTGTTCTACTACGAACGTCTTAGCTGGACAGAAGTCGCAAAGGTATACCTTAGTACTCTGAGATTTTGCGGCACTGGCCAACCCGAGATCCTTTCGGATATCGTCGGTACCTTTCGGAACCAATCTTTTACTTTCTACCTTCCAATCGTAACACCCCTCTACAGGGCGGAGATGAAGGTTAAAGCACTTCATGGCGTCTTCGCCAAAAGTAGCCTTAGTTGTATAGTAGTCTGGGTCAATGTCTGCAAGTCCTCCACCAACACGGTTACGAAGGTTTTCAATAACTTGCTTTCTTACCTCGGGGCGAGAGTAAAGTTTGACTCCGATTTTAGATAGAAAACCGGTATGAGGAATACCAGCAGACTCATGCTTCTCTACAAGAACTTGAAGCAAAACATCGTCATCTGGATGACCTTCAAAATCTGGAAGCTCTTCAATAGTCTTACAGTTGTAACAATAGAGCAGACGAATTTTAGGACCGGTGTCCTTGATCTCTGTGTACTTGCCTTCATCGGCAGCGCCTGCGCCACCTTGTCCAAGAATTGGAACGCCCATATGTCCTCCTTATTGTGCCCCTATTAAATATTGTACCACACTATTCGTTGCCGGACTCTAGCTCTGGACGTCCTGCGGATTCATTAAATGCTTTACGACTACGTCCATAGGCAAGTTGTTCTCTAGGGGACATCTTTTTAACAGATTCTATCTCACGAAGTCTCGCTGCTGTAAGCGCCTCTACATTTGAAATAGCAGTGCCTTGTTCCCCTACTTGCTTAGTAAGTCTTTCTTCAGCAAATTTTTCCAAAGGAGTTGCAGCTCTGGCGCCAGTAAACTCATCATTAACAATCATATGAGCAGGAAGAGTTTGCTTAGCCCACTCCGCTTCAGAACCATAAGGGACAGACTCACGGGTAGCGGCTTCACTAGGAAGACTTTGTCCTACACGCTTAGGTCGTTCTGGCACAGGGCCGGAAGCATTTCTTACGTCAGGTGCATCATCTCCTTCAGCCCAACCAGGCCTACGCAAAACTCCCGCAGAGTTCTTACCTTTAAGACTAAAGCCACTATATGATGAGTAACCTTGAGGAGTTGGAGCATCCTTTGCTGCATTCTCTACTGTTCTGGTATAAATTGCAGAACAGATAGGGCAGTCTTTTAGATCTTTGCTAGCCCCTGGAGAGTGATAGGTCTCCATATGCTCATCATGCTCTTCTGGAGTAATATCGCTTGTTGACCTCAAATTTTCAAGAGCTCTATTAAGCAGGTCTTCTTGCTCTAAGTTGCTACGACGCTTTTTAACATCAAAAAGTGGCCCACGCAAAGACGCACCACGCCTACCCGCAGCTGGTCCGCCAGTTTCATGTCCCCACAAAACGTCTGCAGGTGGAAGTGTTACAGATCTAGGAGGTGTAGGTGAGTCTGATGAGCCTGGGAAATAATAACCGCCAGTCAATAAGCTGGACTCCATAGTACCGGTAGCGCTATCTTTCATTGCTTGAAGACGTGCTTTGTGCTTTTCTATATCTTGTGGCTTGATAGGATCAAATCTAATATCAGGATCTGCCTGGTGTTGTATCTGCTTTAGTTGCAAATGGTGCTTACAAAGAACATAGGGAGTTGTAGTAAATGGATTGTCTTTAGCACTAGACATGAAGTGAGTTCCTTCAGAGCCACCAGGCCCATGCTGGTAAGAATTACCTGGAACATCACAAGTTAGCCCTAGTTTTCCTGGAATACTTTGACGTAGATCTGTTAGGCCTGGACCAGAAGCAGTAAAGGAAGCAACTCCTCTAGGATCATTGTTACCCGGAAGAGTTGAGAGGATCTCCCCGCCATCTTCGTGCAAATGCTCTGGGATACCTTCAGTAGTTACTCCTGGAGTAGTCTGATTATGACGGGCTACAATCCTATTTCCCGACTTAATTACTCTACGAGAAGATCTATCTGGAGCCGGCTTATCATAGCTAGGACTAAAACCTTCGGGAATACCAAAATCTTCTGAAGCGGAAGCATCAGAAGAAACCTCGACATTGCCATTAAAGGCATTGGAGGTTGCATAGATATCCTGAGAGGATACGTCTTTTTTAGCCATGGGTTATTTACCCTTGTTCTTAGGCTTCTTACCGCTAATGTCGATCTCTTTGCCAGAAGCATCACGACGGATATTATTATTGTCTACTTCTTCATCTGAAGATGCATAATCTGGGTGGTCTTTAGGTAATGCAGCACGACGAGCCATATCTTGTTGAAGGCGTGTTTTAAACTCAGCAGCACGAGAGACAAATACGGGCTTGCGAGCACCTGAACGATCTGGTAGATCTGACATTAGTATCCCTCCGGTGGGGTCTTACGTTCTCTAATTGCAAAGCCATTCATAATAGAGCTTACATTGCCCTCTTTAAATGTTTGAGGGGCAACACCTTGTGCATGGTGCTGATTAACAATATCCTGAGCATGAGGCAAATCTGATGCTCTTACAACCATATCTTGGTGCTCTGTAGATCCATGATCAAAATGGTCACTACGACCCATAGAGGCTTCGTCAAGGCCAAGATACCCACTAACTGCTTTACCGACTTTTTTAATGTCGTTAGCAGCACGTGAGTTCTTAATCTTGCCTATACGGCCTTTATGCCATGGGTCTTTAGCCATTTTAGTAGTTAGCACCCATCTGATCATTCTCAACATGCGCAACTGGTGTAGCTGCACGTGCCTTTGAAGCAGCTGAGCTAGCTCCTGGAGCTACCTTGCTTGGCGCCTCTTGATCAATAAAATCATAGTTCCAATATGGGTGAAGCGCACGACGGTTAGCCAACATGATGTCTTCGCCTGTACCTGGAGCTACAGTTGTGTTAGGACGTACCTTGCGATACTTTCCGTCAGTAGCGCCATCTTTCATGCTGTTGTTAAGAGACTTATTTTCTGTACGCATTAGTCATTGTCCTTTGTTAGTCTTGCGGGGTAAACTCCCTCGTAACCGCCCTTATCATTAATTGGCCAACCATGTTCATCTTCCCCTTTAAGCCGAACATGTCCACGTCCAAGGGCAACCGATTCACCGGTCCTCATATTTACTGAATCAACAGCCATTCTGTCAAATCCTGGATTAAGAGCTCGCATAGTTGCTTGATGACCAGCCATACCCATTTCAGTAGCCTTAAATGCTTTAGCTTTACGAGCAGCATGGTCTTCTCTACGAGGTAAGAACTTCATTATTTCTTCGCTTTCGTTTTAGGTGCTGGACTATGTTTAGATTTGGCTTTAGCCTCGATCTCTGCTTTACGTTCTGGAGTCATGACCTTAAGTTTTTCAACTTTATAGTCCATGTCCTTACCGTGTGGATCTTTGACCTTGCTTTTAGCCTTATTAGTTGCCATGGTGTAAGTATCTCCTTAATTTTACTATTTGTCAGGGTTATGATGTTTTTTAACCCTAGGGCGGCTGACTTTTTTGCCCCTAGCGTGGCTAGTTGCCTGGCGTCTTTTAGTACTAGCCGATTTGCTACCAGGATTGAGGCTAGAAGACTGTCCGCCTACCCAATGTCCGGCAGAAGCCTTAGACCAGCTAGCTACGGATGTAAATTGTTTACCTGTCATCTGCCATCAAGTTTCTGGCATGCTTTTCATACTTCTCATTGCGGCAGTATGGGCATAGTCCATCATCGCTGTACATAGCTTCTAGCGGAGTCATAGGGTACCCACACTTCTTACATGGCAAAGTACCATCATAGACAGTTAGAGTTGAAACATCATCCATAGCCATATTACCACACCGATTCCGAAATGTTGCGAGCCGTTCCTTGATACGAGCCCTTTTCTCCTGTAAAGTCTACACGAGTTGGCTGGAAGGTTGAGTTGACGTCCATGACATCCTCAATACCTAGCTCACGACTACGATATCCGTAACGTGGAGGAAATAGTTGAATCTGAGGTAGTGGTGGGCGAACTAAGTCCGTAAGTAGAGCTGCTGGGATAGTTGCGGCTTTAAGAGCGCGAGCCATAAATGCCTCTTGAGCATTTGCAAATGGCCCCATAAAGTCATAGCGAAGTAGCGATGGATCCGGATCCTCATTAGTGATAGGACGGCCCTTACTATGATCATAGACTCCGTCTTGCTTATCCATTTTCACTCCTATGCATCTTGTCGTGAGCTAGAGCATCTTTAATAGGTACGTCAAGATTACACGAATCGCAATGCAGTGTTCCTACACCGTTAACGTAGTCATCTGATTTTATAGTAGGTGCATTAGTAACCGCGTTGTTGCCCTGTTGAGTCAATTTGTCTCTTAAAGCATGAATAGCATCTTTAGGATAGTACAGGTCATGGCGTAAGTTACCTTTAGAATCCGGTAGTCCCTTTTTTCTACGCTCTACAGGAATTCTTTCCACTCGTGTTAAAGAATGTACAGTATCTGGATGTAGCCCAAGAAGTTGTGCCACTTCTCTATGATTATAGAAACCTTCATTTGATCGTGCTTGATCTAATGTAGGACGCTTGCCGGTTCTAGGACGGCCGCCTTTATTCTTAGGCTGGTCCATAGCGCTTCTTAAACTTATTCTCTAGCATACCCATCTTAAGATGTGTACTTAATCCCATTTTAGCTTCCATGCCTCGTGAGATAGCCTCATTACACCAAGCACAGGTGTCACCGTGTCCAAAATCTTTATGAGATGCTTGTCCAGTCTTAACATACTCATCAAGATGTACTTGATCCCAATCAGGGTTGTCCGGTAAAAAGTTATGATCTTCTTGCATGATTACTGCCACCGCGGCTTTAAGTGAACAAAGTTTTCAGAGATACGTGGATTAAACTCTGCAGGAACATTGGAAGAAATGTTTGCTTTACCATCATTAACAAGGTGTGGTGCTGGAGCTAATGCCATTTTGGGAGCGTTTCTCTTACCCATGTAGACCACTGCCCCGGCAACCTCTTGGACCTTATAGTTTTTAGATTTGACTCCTCTATCGTCCTCAAGTCCTTCAGGCCAAAGATACTGGGCTGGATCGATTCGTTCTCCACGGTGCACACCACGTTGATAAGCACGTTGGTTCTGACGATTCTTAAGTGAGTCAAGAACAGTGTCACCAACAGAGTAAGGCTTGCCTTTATCATCACGACGAGTACGAATTGTTCCAAGGTAACCGTCTGGATATTCTGCTTGAGGAGCACGACCTACACCCATACGCAAGAAGTCCATAGAACTTCGTGGAGTTACAGGAGTACCGCCACCACCTGTGGTAGTGTACGCACCGATATAACCGCTAGCACCTAAGTACTGCCAGTTTTGGTGTGACTGAGGCATGTAGTCTCCTTGGATAGTATCTGACTGCTGCCTACAGTATACCCTGAAAAGCAAAAAGCCGGGGGTGTATTCCCCCGGCTAATTACTTAGTTAAATTACTTAGCAGCAGGCTTTGCCTTGTCAACTACGGCCTTAAGTACTGGGCCAAGAACACCTACGAGGGCTGCCCATGCAACCTTCTTAATGTCGTGGTTTCCGCCTTGGTAGATGGCTACGCCAGCGGCTGCAGTTGCATAGAGATAATGCTCTACGAGCACCTTTGTCTTTGAATTCATTCTATGTTCCTTTTCTCAGGAGCACCTTTTTGCCCCCTATTAAATATTGTACCAGATTTATCGGCTACTCGCTAACTTCGAGGTTATTTACATAAGGGGTAATTACGTGAGATTCTTCAGCCACGTTTGGTTTAGAGGTGCTGCTTGTTGGGACAGCTGATCCAGCTAGAACTGTAGAGGCTACAGCTACGAGATGCTTTGGGTCCGTTGGGTAGCCCATAGCAGCCCAAGTAGTCATACCTGCTGACCCAGAGATTCCCATCGTAACTGGGTTGGTGAGGTTTAGTTTGACGCCCATTATTTTTTAGCCTCTGCCACCAATGCTGCATAGGTTACTGGGCCTACGATTCCATCGGCCTTTCCTAGTGACGGGTTCTTCTTTTGATACGCTAATACAGCTGCCTCAGTAGCAGCATCAAAGGTAGTGTCAGCCACAGTCAAAAGCTTTAGCTTAACCAAACCCTGTTCAATAACAAAGACAGCCTGGTTTTTAGCACCGATAACAAAGCTACCAGTTCCTGGGAATGCTGGAGCATTAATAGTTGTAGTAGGTTTTGTAGTTGCTGGAGTTGTAGTATTAACTACCGCTGCTCCACCTCCTGCAACAGCTGTAGCTCCTGCAACAGCTCCTGCAACCTTCTTGTTCTGTGACAATGCTGATGTTGGCTTTGTTGTTACAGGGTACTTAGGACGAGCAATAGCCATAACGTTTAGATATGGACGATGGCGTAACCAAACACCGTCGCCATTAGCTTGGCTTCCGATCTTATGATCAGCGCTAGTGTTTCCTTCCATAGTAGTGATGCCATCTTTAGAGGCGGCTACAATGATACCAACGTGCTCTGCAGTGTGACCGCTCCAGCTAAAGAACACAATGTCACCTGGTTGTCCAGAGTACTTGTCTACAATCTGACCCTTTTTCTGAAACCAAGACAAGCCATCTGGGCAGTATGCAAATCCTTTAGGCGTAGTGGCTGCAACGATAGAGCTTAGCCCGGCCTGCGCAAAGCACCAGGATACGAACATAGCGCAGTAAGGCGCGTGGTTCATTCCATACCACTCACCGTATTTATTAGCATTGTTAGGGCCTTCTAAGTACCCGGCCTCTTTACGAGCAAAACTTATAACATCTAAACCGCTGCTCACTGATAGACCAACCTCTCTGCTAGATCTCCTGGAGTTACTAAATCATCTTTCTTATTAATAAGAGTTAACCCTGCTTCACGATAGCAATGGGCTACAAGTTCTGAACAGAACCAGCTCTGGGTGCTTGCAAGCTTCTTCCAAAAAGCATTAGGGCGTATGAATCTTAACCCTATGATACGGAAAAATAAAGCTGCGATGTCTAGAAAAGCATACGGCTTTCCTACTTCTCTGATAGCACGATCAACGATCTCTTCTCTTTGGTATGGTGAAAGAGTGTCGTGCTGATTCCAAGCAATTTTTGGATACTTATTGGCTGGGCTTAGGGCAACACCACTAGGGTTAGCCTCAACAATTACCCCATCGCCTATGTAGATAAAGGCATGGTTCCAACGAGAAGCTGTGCCTACGCGGATAAGCTTGCCTACGATTCCGTTGGTCTTTACAACCCCAAAATCTCCTGGTTGTGGAGTATAGGACATCTTAACCTCTATTTAGGGAATGCTCTTCGATATGCTGCTCAAATTTTCCCTCTAGTTTTGAGACAGTCTGTTGAACTTCTACCTGGTTTTCACGAAGTTCTTGTACTAATGGTAGCACCTGAAGCTTTAACACATCGTTCATAGAGGACCCGTGATTTGGGGATACTTCGGCTTTAATTACCTTTAGATCCTCCATGCTTTCTTCGATTACATGGTGGATTGCCTTCTTAGCCACAAACCATATGGCGCTAAGTACACCTGCAGTAACAAAGAAGTAAGAGTAAACAATAGTCGCTAGGTCAGAAGCAGCCACAATATCGTCCTTTTAATAGAATAAGCCGGCGTATGCACATATTGTGCACTACACCGGCTTATATGTATCGCTAAATTAGCTATACGTTTGCGTGAATTTCCTGTCCACGGTACATGGTTTTACCCTTATGTATATGCACCTGATCAAAGTGGAAGCTGTCGTCGTCCCCATCTTTAAAGAAGATAACGCTTACTCCTTGCTGCCAGTTCTCAAAATACTGTAGAGCTTGGCCTTTGACATCAACACCGCCCTTAACGGAAGGGACTGCACCGTCAACCCTGCAGAGGCATCCCGGGCTAAAAGAGACACTTTTAATGGCCTGGTCACGATCAAATACAGTCTTGGATTGCTGTTCCATGCGATGAGTATGACCAAATAACGTAGAGATATTTGGATTCGAATTCGCATATTGTGCAGCCGTTGAGCCAGAAGAGTTAGCACGATCGCCGTGCACAGCACGTAGGCGCTTATTAATCCAGTGTGCTCCAGCTGGGTAACCATCGATAAACTCCACTCCTAGTTCGTCACAGCGTAATAGATTCTGCAGGCTTAAAACCGGCCAAGAATCAGGCATGTTGGCTACTTTGAGGCCATATGCCGCAGCAGCATTAGTGTTAATAAAGCGATTGAGACGCTTATCGTGATTTCCCTCAAGAAGAATGATGCGGGCATCTGCCCCACCGTTCGCCCTTTGTTCAGCAAGAAAACGATGGCCCCTATTAATAGCGAGCTGAGCAGTATGAGCAAAGTTAGACTCCTGTTCATATGTTCCAAACATAGGGAGATCTAGGAAGTCACCCAAGTTAATAATCTGGTCTAGTGGATGTCCGTGATCTAAGCCTACGATCTGAAGCGCCACATCCATGGCAGCCTCATCATGGAATGGGTCTAGTGTGCCATCCTCATTCTTACGGTACCCAATTTGTGGATCTGGCAATGCGACAGCAACCTTCCAGCCACTGCTGATCAGAGCAGGGGTCGGGGTTGGTTTTGGATTAATGATTACTGGGTCTGCAGGCTGTACAGGCTGCCACTTAGGACCTTCGCTCCACTTAGGAGAGAGGATAATCTTAGTGTCGTCCGGGTTATTAGAAAGACTTACCTTACTAATCTTGCCTACGTCTTCAGGTGTAAGGCCATTAGCTTTTAGCAGCTTATCGATAGAGCTTAAGCCACTGCTGGCAGAAATTTCTGACTTGGCGGTATTGTAGTTTTCTTCTAGTGACATGTGCACGTCCCGTTTCTATGCTCTCTTAGAGAGGTTAGTCCGAATGTTGCTCCTGCTGCTTTATAAATATCAAATAGACTTCGTGTAGAGAAGTCGTCATCATCTAAAGATGTTTTAAATGCGGCTAAATCTTTTTCATTGAGTGAGGTAGACCATGCGCCTACGACACACATCCCAGCCACAAAGGGATTCTTTTCTTTTGCTTCTGAATACAAATCTTCTAAACTCATTGCGCCTCCTTGTTTACTTAATAGGGGTTTTTAGGCCCCTATTAAATAGTTTACCACAAATTAGTAAGCAGAGCTAATTCCACTTTCGAAACCGCCACGCTTCATGACTGGAGGAATGATTGGCGCGTTAGCCAATGTTGCTCCAGCAGCGGGCTCGTTCTGCTTTACAATGCTTGTAACGATAGTGTGTGCAGCACCGTTACGTTCTGATGCAGACATTGGACGGTTTGGACGAGCAACCCGTGTTCCTGCTGCTGTTGGGTCTCCTGCTTGGCGGTTGCCCTTAGGCATTACCTTACCTGAAGCTGGCTTTGCTGATGGTGCTGAGAAGGCTGTGCCTCCACGACCCTCTGCAGAGCGACCCTGATTCGTTTCAGATGCGATTGCTGCATCCATATCTGATTTTGCCATGTTGGTACCTAACTGTTAGAGGTGAGATCTCATCTCAAATCTTATATTAATTTGCGGTAATTGTAAAGACAATTGCACTAATCTGTCCGTCTCTTGAATCCACTGTAGTGAATCCTGGTCGGCAGCTTAGATTCATACCACGCGGTGCTACGTAACCACTTGCAATAGCAATGGCCTTAACCGCTTGGTTAACTGCTGAGGCACCTACGGCGCGTAGATATACCTGAGGCTTTTCATATAGGGCATGGGCAATAGCTGAGCCCACTGATTGTGCATTGGATCCTGCGCCTACGCGGAGGAACTTTTCTTCTGTTGATTCAGTCACGATTTGTAGTCCTTTAGGTTCGATTATTGGTCGCCCACCTAGGTCCTACAATACCCTTTAAACGGCCGTCAGTACGGCTATAAGCCGTTTTTATCTCGAAGTCGGATAAGAAGGTCAACCCAGACCTGAGCGGGCATAGTGGCGTACCACTGGCCTACATCGGTAGTGCCCTTCTTCTTATGGATGACTACGCCGGTCCATGCCCCATCGTTCTTCATCTCGGTCTCAAGCTCTTTGAGCCACTCAGAAAGCTTCATGGCAGACTGGTTCTTAATTTCAATAGTAACTCCAGGGATTCCGGAGACATCCCCCTTATCCAGGGCGGCTCCAGCTAGCCTGCGGTCCACGTAGGGGAACCACTGTTTAAGCCATGCCACAACAGCACGCTCAGCGCCGCTTCCCTTTGCTTTAGCCGGGTTGCTCACTTCTCACCCCTAGCGATAGCGGCGGCTTCACCACAAGGCGCACAAACAATCCAAGGAGCGCCGTCTAGTTCAGGGTCAAAGTCGTGACATTTTTCTATGCACTTCGCCTCAATCTCCCGCGCTATCTGCTCGCGGAGTTCTTGAATCTGTACGGCCACTGTTTTTTCAATTTTCTTAGGACCTTGTAGTCCTAATTCTTCATCTGTAAACAATGGTAGTTGTTCCCAGGTCATGTTGTATACCTCCGTTGTCGTGATCGTAATCCGCCATCTGAAGTGCGGCGGGTAAGCTCTCTGGACACTACGTTAGCATCCCTCTCAATGTTTTGAGTTCTAGTCTCAATGATCTTACGAAACGCATACTTAGTATCGTAGTCATATGTGAGATTTTGAATCTCTTTTGACCCTTGGATCTGAGCCTTTATTAAAGTTACCTTATCGTCCTTAGTTCCTGTCCAACTCCTGAGCAAGGCTAGAGACTCTGCAGTCTTTAAGGCACTCTCTGCCTCACGCTCGTTAACCACAGCAATAGCAAAGGCACCGGCTAGGTGGTCATTCCACTGAGTGTATTGAACGAATAGATCCATGAGACCCTCGTCATCCAGCTCAGTGATATCACGTGGAAGAGAAGGGATGTCGTACTCAGGCTTGGGAGTAAGAGCAAACCCCAACTCATTGAGAGCCTCTACTACTTTAGTGCTTATACTCATTGATTGACCCCAAATGTTGTGCTGGTAGTTGTTACGGTGCCTGAATTATAATACCGCTTTAGATCCTCAAACGTATTAGGATGTACGAATACAGTGTTCCCATAAGTATTTAGTTTAACCGTGTTGTGTATAGGTGAAGGGCCTGGATCACTAGCCGCCTCTTCTTTGTAAGGGAAGAGAGCTTCTACAACAGCCTTAGCGATCTCTACTGGAAGATCTTTATGCGAGTCAGGTAGGAAGTCAGCGATCAAGTTTTCAATAGAGGCTGCCCTATCTTCATTTGTTAACTGCTTAGGCTCATCCCAGTTAAAAGGAGCAGATGGGCGCAGAGTGTTAGCGATATTTGATGCGATCAGATTACTGGCAGCAGCCTGTATATCTTGGAATGCTATGTTGGCTACACTAGTGCTGGAAAGGCTCACAACGCTTACATCCTTTCATTGGATCTATATTACATACTGGTGGACGGTTATTTTCTGCGGCCCAAGCTACATCACGCGCCTTCTCAAACAGCTCTGCGGTGTACTCTGGGTTGTACTTTACAACGAACTCTTTATATTCTTGGTTGGCCTTAAGCTCATAGAGAAATACAATCTCCTCAGGAGCAGTATTTAGTAGGCCTTCCTCCACCATTAGATGGCAAAGGTGTAGGTAGATTTGGCCCTGGAGCTGGTGAGATCTAAGAGGTGTGCGGATGTTCTTCCAGACTACATCGATATCGTTATTGTATTGAGCCATAAGAGCCGGCATCTCCATACGAATAGTGCCTGTGCCAATAGACTTAATCTCAATGAGGCAATCATCACCCAGACCCTTGATCCAGCCATCAGCATGCCCGCGCATCATATGCTTGTCGCTACGTAGAGGGACCTCTGCATACTCAATAACATTCTTAATACCTGCTAGGTCTTTAGAGGTAGCCCAGGTGTAGTCATTAGTCTTTGGGCTGTACCACTTACCGTACAAGACGCCCATATCTTTAAACCACTTCTGCCACTTAGCGTGGATAGTGTGGCCCTCAGCAAAGATAGATGCTAGACGTAGTGTAGGCTTGTCTCTAGTCTCTACATAGTTTCCTTTAAGCGCATGATACTGAGCCAGAGCACACCACTCTGGCTTGATAATATCTGAGGGATGTATGTAAGACTGATCTCGCTCATCAAACGGCTGTGCAAGTACATGGCGCTCTAAAGCACCAAGCAACCGGCTATCACGCTTATTACTGTTTAGAAACGCCTTTAGATCTTTGCTCGGTATTGTCGTCGGCTTTCCCATATTTGCCCTCCAGCTCTAACCATTCATCCAATGTCAAACCTTGTTTGCGCATCTTACGTTCGGCTGCGTTACGCTCTCTGTGGGACAACCCCCCAAAGATTCCGTGCATCTCCTCGTTAATCAACGCTTCTTTAAGGCATTCTTTACGTACAGGGCAAGGTGGTCTACCATCTTTACCCCAACATATTGCCTTAGCATTATCCGCAATAGGTTTGTACAAGGCTTTGTCTCTGGGTGGAAAGAACATCTCTGTATCTTCTCCCTGACACTTGGCTTCGTATCTCCAAGCCCATGGCGGGTCGTATTTAGTAGGCACTACTCTCCTCTTACTGCATTGCGCAGTTCAAAAAAATCCTCCTCCAGTAGTACCACGTAGTTTTCACCATCAAGATGCAAGCCTAGGACAGGAGTCCTGCTATCTAGAATTGCTTCCTTAGTAATCTTCTCAAGTACTTCTGACTTGATAGTTACCGATTTCTTACCGGTCCACTTATGTTCGATAAGGAGATCATCTGTCCTGACGTCTCCCTTACGACTCCAAAAGGCACCGGAGGCGGCGTTGCGCTTGCCGCCTGCGACTTTCTCTAAACGCTTTTCATGCTTTATAGACTGCTTCTGTCCCTCACTCTTCATCTGGACTCAACATCAAGACTGGAGTTGACTTAAGGGTATCCATAACCGCTGCGGTTAGTTCTTCCTTTAGGCCAATCTCTTCACGAATAGAGTCGATAAGAGCTTGGGAGCCTTGCCACTTACGATCATTATAGTACATCCAGCCACCACGTCGTTCCACGATACCGTTCAGGATAGACAAGGCTACGATTTCCTTACCAGAATCATAGCTACCGGCATCGATAGGTCCGCCATCAGCAAAGTAGAAGTCTAGATAAGCTGTCTGCTGTGGTGGGTAAGTCTTATTTTTAATAGTACGGACACGAATAGTCTGACCTACCCGGCGCTTCTCCTGACCAGTACCAACCTCTAGCCACTCATCACGCTTTACTTCGCAACGAATACTATAGGCATAGTCTTTGCCAAGTCCACCAGGAGTAGTACGAGGATCGCCGTGCAATACGCCAATCTTCATACGATACTGGTTGATCATCATGCCTAGGACAGGACGTTCTGATTCAATAAGATCTCGCTTAGTAGCTGAGGCTACCTTACGGAAGAACTTGTTAGTAATTAATGCTCCGCGTCCGACGGTGAACTCATCCATTTCTTTCTCATCTTCTGCCCCAGGAACCAAAGCGGGAAGAGAGTCAATAACGACCATATCAACAGCCTTACTTTCCATGAACTTAATAACCGCTTCATAAGCATCCTCCATATTATTTGTTTCTACAAGAATGACTCTCTCAGTATCCACGCCACATAGCTCTGCATACTTAGAGTCAAAGTCCTCTGCTGCAATCCATACAGCAGTAAAGTCAGGGTTAACCTGTTGGTTCGCAGCGATAGTTCGAAGAGCGATAGCTGTCTTACCATGGGAGGCTTCACCAATAAGCTCTACCCAACGATTCATAGCCCAACCACCACCTAGAACCACGTCTAGTGTCAAGGACCCTGAGGTAATGCGTGGGTTGAGAACCACATCGCTAGCGGCAACAACAGTATTGGCACCTAGCTTTTTATTAAGCTGAGCCACAACCTTTAGAGCGTCTGAATTAATTGTCATTGCCATTAACCGATCCTGTCTACGATAATATTTGGATTAAACCCGCCACCTTGACCTACTTGCTTTGCTGGAGTAGAAGGCCCTGAGGCACTACCTCCAGGCATTCCAGCCCCGCTACCTGACTGAGCGATTGGGTAACCACAGTCATAGCAACGCATACGCTGCGTACCCATAGGAGCAAAGTAGTTTCCTGAGTAACAGTTCGGGCAAACATCTGACTTCTTAGCACTCTGTGCTTTAGTCATTAGCTGATCCGCATTAGGATCATAGTTTACCTGAATGTAAGGTTGCTGTGCCGGAGGTGTGTACGGCACCGGTTGAGAAGGTCCTGTTGGAGGAGTGGCTTGACGAGGAGCAGCAGGTGCTCCCATCTTTCTTGACCACCAATCGTTATTCGACATGTGTTTCCACCTTTGATTCTAGTAATCCAAGATTAAATAAAGTTGATATGCAGGAGATGGAAGATGAGATCGCCACTACTTTAAACAAACCAGTGATCTTATCTAGATCTATATCTCCCAAAGATTCTAAATGGTCTTCTTCATCTTCAATAAAGTATGCTGCAGCAGCTATACGAGCAGCCATATCTGAGTGGGAATCAATGAACGGAAATAGTTTTGCAAACCTTTCTAACCGTTCTTGACTAGCTGCAATCTCCATCTCAGCAACTTCATCTGAGATAGGAGGAAGACCCATGGCTTCGGCAATACCCTCTGACGGCTCCAACATAGTGTCGTAGATGGCTTGACGAATAAGTATAGGTAAAGGTATGTGCTTTACCTCTACACGCTTGTGTTTTCTTTTACGTCTAAACATTAATCCTTTGCCTCTCCCCATTTATCTACAATTTTAACATCTGCTAGCATAGGGATAGACAAGGCTTTGATGCCTTCCATAGCCTCACGGATAGCGGCTGCTGTTTCTTCGATGATCTCTTTTGGAGCAACTGTTACCAACTCGTCGTGAATAGTAAGGATCATGGCAGCACCGTCAGGTAGCAAGCCATCAGCCCGGACCATAGCCAACTTAATAAGGTCGGCTGCAGAACCCTGGATAACTGTATTAAAGGCCTGGCGCTCTGCGCTGGCACGCTTTCCCATCTCACGAGATAGGAGATCAGGCAGATAGCGACGGCGATTCATATAGGTAAGAGCGTAAGGCACAGGACCACGTCTACGAGTCTCTGCCACAACCTGACGCTTGTACTTTGAGATAGCAGGGAACTTACGACCAAAGCTGTCTAGCAGGTCCCTAGCTTCCTTGCCAGAGACGCCGATAGATGCAGCAATCTTCTCAGGCCCAATGCCGTACATCATACCTAGTACAAGAGTCTTAGCCCCACTACGATCCACACCCACAGTATCACCGATGGTGGTATAGATATCTACACCGTCGATGTAGTTCTGGCACAGGACTCGGTCGTTGCTAAAGGAAGATAGGATACGTGGCTCGATCTGCGAGTAGTCGGCAACAACAAGTTGATGACCTTCCGGAGCAACAAAGAGATTACGGATAGCCTTTCCATTAGCTGTACGAGGATTAGGTACGTTCTGTAAGTTTGGGTTCCGACTTGAGAAGCGCCCGGTGTCAGCACCATATTGAATGAAGTCAGTATGGATACGACCCTTTAATAGAAGAGACTTCTTAGCAACAGTCTTGGCTTTGCCAGACGTGGTACGTGTGATGTCCCCGCCCAGATAAGGAATGACGTAGGTCGTAAGCAACTTGTTCAAGTCAGAATAATTGAGAAGGGCGTCAACTAAAGCATCCTTGCCTTGGAATGACTTTAGCGCAGGCTCAGACACCGAGTAGTCTGAGATAACGGGAGCGAGACCGTTTTCGCTATTTGTGACGCCCTTCGGGGTGAGAACGCGAGGTCGAAGTCCGCGACCCCCATCCTTCTTCGCAGAAAAAAGTAACTTTTGTTTTTCAGGACCACTGTTAATGTTAAAAGCTTTACCGGCTAGTCGATAGATCTCTGCCTTAGTAGTCTCCAACTGGAGCTCTAGGTTTGCCTTAAGAACCTTAAGAGCCTCCACATCAATCTCTGCACCATGCAGTTCCATCTTAGATATGACATGCAAGATATCCATCTCAAGCTTAAAGACGCCATGAACATTGTCCTCCTCTAGTTTAGGAGCGTACCTGTTCCAAAGCTTCCATGTCCACTCAGCGTCAAGGCCGGCGTATGTAGCTACATCATCAAAGGTATGAGCCTCAATCTGTGCACCTACTCCTTTGACCATGTTGTAATCAAACTCGCGCTTGAGACAATCATCTAAACCTAGGTGACGGCTGTTGCGGGTATCAAGAATAAATGCAGCATTAAGAGTACATGCATATGGTTGGTGTGGGAGCTCGCCAAGGTACTTGGTGACGCTCTGTATATCAAACTTAAGGTTGTGACCGATCTTTAGAATGTCACTAAAGAACAATGGCTTCAATGCCTTGAATACTTCTCCAGGAGTAAGCTGATCTGGAGCTTCGCTAAAAATCTTTGTGGCTTTGCGCTCGTCTTTACTGTAATCGCTTGCACGCAATGGCAAGCCCTTGATCAAACGATCTTGTGCAGAGGGCAGCAACGGATACTCAGTACGGACATACTCGCCGTTTGGGTGCCCCATAGGAATAACATCTACGCGGTTGTGCGTAGCCATAGCGATCCATACAACCTGGTTCTGACGTGGGTCTCCACGGTGATCGCCCATAGTTTCAACGTCGAATACAAAAGCATCCTGCTTTGAGTAGTACTCAACTAAATCTGATAGCTGTTTCTCGGTGGTAATAATATTCATTGCGCCTCCTGAAGTGAGGTTGGGGAGCCGGTAGAAAGGAGGTTTAAAAACCCGACTCCCCAACATTAGTGGGATAGATTAGATGCCGGCTGCGATTTCTCGTGCGACTTCAGCGAGCTCTTGACGTGATGACATGTAGATGGCATCAGAGGTATAAGGCTTTAGAGTCTTTACGTAATCAGCAGTGGCGACTGGATCGATATCCCAATCTTCAGCTAGATCGCGTTCCTTTACAGGTACGATCGTATGTGTTGTCTTTGTTCCTGTGCCAGACTTGCTTACTGCATAGTACATGTCTGAGCGATTAAGAGGACCTGTCTTAGGATCCGAAGCAAGCTTTTCAATTTGCTTACAAAGACGAATACCTACAGTCATGAGTTCAAGCTGTGGGCCCTCTGGATCAGACAAATTAAGAACAGTGAATGCGAACTTCTGAGAAGGAACGCTTCCTACTGCAATTAGCGGATCGTCTTCACCAATGCTAACAAAGGATTTCTTACCTGGACGGTTAACCCAGTGTTGCATGAACGACATTGGTTCAGAAGAAATGAACTTGATAAGTTGTAGATCTTCATCAAACTTGAAGTCGGTAGCAAACTTGTTGCTCTTTGCAGAAGCCTGCTTGGCTGCTGCCCAACCTGATTGGATGATGGATGAATTGCCAGATGAAATATTCTCATCTTCTTCAATAAACAGATCTGTATCTTCTACAGATGCTGGGGTTGTGTATGAATCTACATTTGGAACAGTAGACTTTGCACGTAGTGATGATGTGGTCATTAGGTTTTCCTTAGGTCGATAGGTCGATAGGTCAGTTAACTTCTTGATCGTGAATCTTCTTCCAAGAATCTACCAACTCAATGGACAGATCCGGATGACGATTCCAATCTATTCGTGGAGCGTCTATAAGCCCTCGAGCTTCAAACGCAGCCACTGTAGCCTCAACAATTGCTCTGCTGTACATCCGCCAACCTGGCTTCTTTACACCATCTACAATTGGTGACTTTAGTCTGTAAGGCGCACGTGGAATGTATCCTTTGCGCTCCCATAGACGGATAGTCACTAGAGGTCTACCTAGTGCAAGAGCAAAATCCCCTGCACTAAATAATTGTACCACATTTCCGTTAGGTAATGTTTTCACCTGAGGCTTTGAATCCCAGGCTCCCTCTTCTTTTACTTTAGGTTTCTTAGCCTCAGGATTCAGAGGACGACGCTTCTTCTTAGAACCAGGGTAGTACTCGTCTAGTTCTGATAGAAGGCGATCTACTGGATCCAGCTCGTTCATGACTTGCTAGGAATGAAGGCGTAGGAAACGGATTTAGGAAACATCGAGTCGATCTCCTCTTCTGTAAGAAGACTCTCGTATAGGCAAGCCATTACCTCTGCCTCGTCTAGGATAGGGACAAGCTTGTAGCAACGGTCTGTAAGACCCTTTTGCTTTAGTATGGCACGAGCAGTATCCTCGTCAAGACGCTGGGATACTCTGCGCTGGCGTTGTAGAGATTGGTAGCCATCTACTTCTTCTGGAAGTGAATACCAGATATGGCCCTTGTCATCTGCAGTACCCTCTTTATCAACAAGCTCTGAAAGCTCAGACTTAAGTAGAGACTGTTCTTTGGTAAGGTCATCGATACGACCTCGTAGTGAAACATACTTGCGGACTTTACTTACGATTGAGTCGCCCTCTTTAGGCGTCTCTCTTTGAATAACTTTTGGCATGTTATTTACCCCCCTATTAAATATAGTACCACAAGTTTAGGAGTCTTGCAAACCGTCCTTTACGTACTCCTTTAGGGCAACGATGATGACATCGGTGACTGTACGTCCATCGATCTGAGCCTTGTCCTTGACAGCAGTCCATAGCTCATCTGATACCCGGATGGTGCGGGTTGGGGTCTTAGGTGCGTTTGGCATAGTAGATATATACTAGACCATAGTCTGTTGTAAAAATGCCTTAAGACTGCCCAAATTTAATTCAACTCCTCCGGCATCATTTATGCCTTCACCATCCATGATCGCATCAGCTACTGAGTTTTTCTGCAACAACATGTCGTGCTGGCGCTCTTCAATAGAGCCTTCCATTAAGAAGTCTTGGATGACGATCGACGGCCATGTACTAGACGCACGACGGATCCGACCGTTACGTTGTAGAGCCAAGCCAGCGTTCCAAGGAAGATCGTAATTAATGAGAAGATTAGCTTGAGGAAGATCGACACCGTAACCTCCAGCATCAGAAGAAATAAGGACCCTACAATCTGCATTAGTTTGAAAAGTAATCTTAGCGGCTTCTTTGTCTTTTGCATTCATTTCTCCTGTGTACATTTGCGGTGAATATTCTTCTAAAATCCTATGTAAAATCTTAACCATATGAACGTAGCTGGTGAAGATAACAACCTTATTCTTATCATAGCTATCTAAGAAGTCACTGACATACCTCTGAAGAGCATCAGCTTTAGGGTGAGCCTTCAATGACTCAAGCTTTCCTGACTCCTCTAGATCGTTGACATACTTAGAGCCATTATCCCCATCGTTCTTGTATCTACTAGAAGAGTTAAAGAGCAGTTCCGGCCCGTCACACAGCATTCTTAATGCTGTTAGTTTGGACATTATCTTGCCCTTCAAAGCATTAGCTGCCTCGTTCTGGTTCTCCCCAGAGTAGTGGGAGAAGAGGTCAAACGAAGAGCCGTAACTATCTATGGCATTGTCTAGATCCTCTAAGATTTCCCCGGCAATATGGTTGTAGAGCTTTACACCGGCCCTATCAAAGGGAACCCTGATAGGTTCTGCAAAGATAGTGTCCGGTAGGTAAGGGGCTACATCGGGATCCTGCTGGCGTTTACGCACACTTACTGTAGACATAGCTGAGTTAAGGGTAGGCAGGTTACGGTAGCGCTCTACGCCCCCAAAGTGGTTGCGTACTATAAAGGTTTTATCAAAGAGATCAAAGCGACCAAGAACCTTTGGGTCTACAAACTGCATGATGGAGTACAGCTCTTCCGGTTTACCATTCTCAATAGGAGTTCCGGTGAGAGCATACTTGACAGGGCTAGTAAGCTTCTTTACATGCTTAGATCGTTTTGATCTAAAGCTTTTTATTGCGGTTGCTTCGTCGCAGACGATGAACCCTCTTGAGAGCTTTGATACTTGCTCCCAGTCGTTAACAACTTGCTCATAGTTAATGATGACATAATCGACGAGCGAATGGCCCCAATCCAGGGCCTCTTCATATTGCGCTTGGCGTTGTTTTGGTGTTCCATCAATGACCAAAGGGTTTGAAGTGCCATCGGTAAACTTCCTAATCTGCTCTGACCACTGATACTTTAATGATGATAAGCAGATAATGATACCAGGCTCAGTTATTTTTCCTATGCTTTTCAGCTCTTCAAGTGCGGCAATAGTAAGAACAGTTTTGCCCAGGCCAAGGTCGTAGGCCACCAGCATCTTCTTACGAGATACCATGGCTTCTACGGCCTCGACCTGATAAGGTAAAAGTGTTCCTGTAAATGACATTACTCAGCCTTTGTCCAACTTCTATGGTTCTTTACGTACACAGTCATGTAGGCTATTGACCCCAAGTAAAACCCATACTGCTTAGTCTGCGTGGCGTAGATAAGCCACAGAGTCTCATTAAAAAACAAGACCACCCAGCCCAGCTTATTCTTGGTGCCTACAATATATGTCCCTGTGATCCCACAAAGAGCTAGTACCCAAGACCACATTATACGTACTGCATCAATCTAGTCTTAACAGCAAACTCTAGATCTTCTAGAGAGGTGTTGTTGTGGATGTAGGCGTCAAACTCCCAGTTATCTAGGTCATGCTCTGACACATGGTCGTTGACCGCATCGATGCCGATACGCTCTACTCTCCAGATTACACCGGAGAAAACAGACTTGATCCAGTCAGCCTCATTCTGAAAGCGGACATCGGTAATAACATAATTCTTATCTCTATCTAAGAACTTTGTTGCTTCTACAACCCAGTGGTTATCCCCGAATACTTTGCGGGCACCTACGCCTAAGTCTTGAAGTAGACGGCGAACTTCCGGCTCCTGCTTAGCAGCATCCCATCCATAGGTATCGACTGCGTATCTCAAATCATAGCCTCCGCCATCCAAATCAAAATTAACAACTGGGCTCATCTCATAGAGCAGGTCTTTAATCTTGTCTGCAAAGGCGATGCGTTCAAAGCCATGGTTCTCTACTAAAAACTTAGCTACAGTATCTTTACCTGACTGTGCGTATCCTGATAGTCCAATAATCATTTTGATTCCTTTTCTAAAACGTATTTTTCACATTCTTCACAACGGTACCCCTTGATACCTGTTTCTGAGTCTACCCAATCTGGAGTATAAAACCTATGACCAGCAACGCCGTACCAACCAATAGGCTTCATATTTGAGAAGGAATCGGTAATCATTTATTCCCCTTGTAATATGGATTAGGTGCGGTCTTGTCGCAAATCGTTCGTGTATCGAATATCCAATGATAACTGTATTTTCCATCAGGACCTAATCCATAGCCGTAATGGGAGTGGTCAACTGTATGGGACTTCACGCAAATAAGAGGCTCTTTAGCCCGTTGCCAGTGGTCAATTCCCACTGCTGCTTTGAAGATTAAATAGCCTAAGGCTGGGACTGCTATTACAGCAATCCCAGCGATTAGTGCCTTGAGTTTAGAACTCACTTAAATTACTTACCGTTGACAATCACGGAACTAGTAGCAGAAGAGCAAGGGTTGGTGTACACAGGCACGCCCTTATCAATTCCCTTAGAAATTACCTGTTGCCATACCTGCATACAGACAGATTGCAACTCAGAGGCAGTCATACCTGCTGCTGCAGAAGCGGCTGTCTTAAGACCCTGTGCTTCAATCAAACGACGTTGCGCTTCGATTGTTGCAGTCTTTGTTGCCTCTTGAGCAATACGGGTAGCCTGTTGTTGGCTTGCATACAGCGAGATTGTAGAAGCAGTAGCAGCGTCAGGTTCTACTGAGCGCATGCTTACAGTGTCTACGGTAATTCCGTAAGGAATCAACTGTTTGTTGAGTTGGATACGAATATCCTCTGCAACCTTGTCACGGTTAGAAATAGCGTCCAAGTTACCCGTTACTGAGTAAATCTGACCTACAGCCTGACGAAGGTTAGGAAGAACGATGTTATCGCTAATCGCATTCAAGTCTCCTGTGCGAGACTGGTAGTAAAGTTTTTCAGCGTCTTGCTTTTCTACACGCCAACGAGCCGCAATTTCTACGGACATCTGTCCAGCATCTGCAGTACGAGCGATTACCTTTTCGTTGCCTGTTAGTTGAACTGTGAGAGGACGAATGGGGTATTCCTCAACGTTTGTCCAAGGCGCAACAAAGTGAATGCCGTTATCTAGCGGCTTACCAACGTGCCCAAAAGACACAGGTACGCCTACTTGCGTGGCCTGTACGACCGTGAAACTGCTAAAAAACAATCCAATGATTCCAATTACCAATGCACCCAAAGAGACTCCAGTCCCAATGGCTTTAAGGTCGGTGTCGGTTGATTTGCGTGAGTAAGGAAGACCAATTAGGCCGCCCAAGATAAGTAGAACAAGAATAATTGCCATTACCATTTGTATTCTCCGATTTAGTTAGTGTACGGGTGGTGGTTCAGTGAAACTGTATACACATAAAACAAGTTACGCAAGTTTAATCTTTTTGATTAAGGCTGAAAAGAAAAATAATTCCAGCAAGTACTAACAGGAATACTCCTATGTTTATCGTAATAATTTTATTACCCCTTAATAGCGGACTCTCCGAATACGGAATGTTTTGACCCCCCTATACAATAGTGTACCAAATCTTCTGGCATATCGCCAATATCTTTGAATTCACTATCCTGATAGTTTAGGAACCAACATTCCATACCTTCTTTACGGGTACGGCTGAGAAGATCTACCGCTGCTTTATTACCGGCAGCATCGTTATCCATAGCAATGATCAGCTTGTCCGCCTGCTTCATAAGCTGAACCTGCTCGTTACTTACAGAAGCTCCAAAGGTTGAGACGCCTCCTGCAATTCCCAATGATCCTAGGCGTACGGCATCCAAAGGAGACTCTACTACGATCATAGTTCCTCCCTTGAATACATCTAGACCAAACAAAGTCTTTGACTTAGCTACGCCGGTAGGACGATTGCGGAACAATCGCTGAGTCTGACTCTTCTCCTGCCAGCCCATAAGCTTGTGAGATTGTGGGCTACGGATAGGTGTGATCCAGGAGTTGGTTGCAGGGTTCCACTTAACCCCATAGAGTACACAGCCATCCTCGTTCAACCCTCTAGCAGATAAAGCCCACTCAGGAGGAAGTGCGTCGAAAATCGACAGACGTGCTTCGCTCATACCTACGGGAGCTGGGATAGGTACGTAGGATGTACGAGCCTCTTCCAACTGACGAGCAAGATATTCGAAGTTAACCTCGATGTTATTTCTAAGCCACTCTTTGGCAGCATCGAAGTCAATGATTCCCCACTGAGTAGTGAACTCTTTAAGTTCAGCAACTAAGGTTAGAAGTGTTCCTTTGTAGCCACAAGAGAAGCAATGATGAACTCCAGTCTCAGCATTCATAGACCACGAAGGGTTGTTGTCTTGCTGACCGGTACGCTCTAAGTGCATAGGGCATAGACCAAGAAGCTCGTCGCCTCTTTGGTTTGTTTCAATACCCAGCGTAAGCAGCACGCCTTCTACTGAACCCTCTGAATACATTAGTCCTCCTTCAAATAACCTGGCTTGTCTATAGGTGTGGGCGCTGTGGCCTTAGAGCCACAGAGCGCACACTCCATCTCCGTGAAGTACATAGAGATCTCGTAGTCCTCAAACATTGCATGAAGAATCCAAAGCTTGGAACCACAGATACATACGTGAATAGGATCTCCTCTTAGATCCATCACTTCTTTTTCCTTCGTAACATTAGGCGACGCTCACGAGGAGTAGTACCGCCCCATACGCCTTCGTTTTCTCTATTAGCTACTGCATAGGATAAACACTTTGTATTTAACCAGCAGTCTCCACAGATGCTCTTAGCCTTAGCTACAGATTCTTCTGTGTACTCTTCCGGGTAAAAGATATCCGTATCATACATGGAACAAAGCTGAGTCCCATCAAATGGACTGGATACCTGAAAAGGCTGCATACTCTTCAAAACGACCCTCCTCCCAATCCCACAGTAGATCTGTGGATCCCATTCCTGAAATACGACTTGCTGCCACTGTTAGAGAACGAGAGCTATCGTCCTCTTCATCTTGACGCTGCAGAACTAGAACGATGTCTGAATCCTGTAAGAATGATGACGTGTAACCAATAGAGTCAGCAGTCACCTTTCCACCGCGCATCTTAGATCGCAGAGTTTGAGTACTGACTACAACTGGAATATCATACCGTTGAGCCACACGCTTCATACCACGAGTAAGGCTACGAAGTGAACGCTCTGACTCTGTTTCGCCAGTCTCTTCATCAAACATAAGATACATACCGTCAACGAACAAGATGTCAGGTTGGTACTTCTCTACCTTTGCACAGAGACCGGTGATAGTTCTAGAAGCCACTGTGTCCGGCATCCAGAAATCATCACGATCAATAGCTAGGTGTGCGAGAAAGCTCTTCTCTTCATCTGGGTTCAACGAGCTGGTGATCAAACGCTTGTGCGATATGTGAGAACGCATAGCATCATAGCGAGTCTTCATTTCACGAGCAGTCATCTCAAACGACTGGAACATGACACGCTGGTTCTCATCCTGAGCCTTGATAGCCATCTGCATTGCAAGCACTGACTTACCTGTCTTAGGAGGAGCAGCGATTGTCCAGAGCTGTTGCTTCATGACACCAGAAGTAATGTCGTCAATGGTTTTAAAACTAGTAGATAAACCGAGTAGACCGTTAGGACGAGTCTTGATAGACATGTACTCGTCATAGCGCTCCATAGGATTATCGCTGAGGTTTTCATCCAAAGACTCTCGCATGCCGTCGTTCATAAGAACTTGGGCTGCCTGCGCCATAGTCTGCAAAGCAGCGTTGTGATCCTGCTGAGACACAGCCTGCTGAGCATCCAGTAAAGCATCGATAGTCTTTTGACGCTTACGGTATTCGATCAGCTGGTCTAGCAGATAATCGATACTATCCTCTACAGCAAGAAGCGTGTAGGTAGGGAAGTTATCCTTAAACGTTACCGCTGTAGGAACTTCTCCATACTTCTCGTTGTGCTTGACAATAAACTTCCACACCTGACGGTTCAAGTCATTAAAGAACCAGTCGTCTTGAACACCGCACTCAATAAGCGGCTTGATGTTTCTGTCTCGAATAGCCTTGGATAACAAGCGCTCTTCATTATTTGCTGCCATATGTCGCCCCCTCTTCTAAATACCAATGCCCATACCGCAATCCACGACTAGGCATATCGATAACATATTTTACTTCTGGCCTATACGGAAGCTCCGCTACAAGATCGGAGACTACGTTGTAAGCTTTTGAATAGTTAAACGGGTTTGTACCCAGGTTGTCCAAGTCTTCTAGGACTTGGTCCATTTCTTTTTGAGAACGTTCGAAGCCAACCAGTTCAAGAACATAGTCGTTCTTTTCTCTGAAGCGCCAGAAGTGCGCAAGCGCTTGTCGATCATAGGTAACTTCCTGATACGGAACACGAAGACCCAGAACCTTATTAACCTTAGGTTCAATCTTGAGTAGGCAATCAACCGCAACCAATACTCTTTTAGGAACTTCATTTGAAATATCGCCCCCCTTCATAATTAAAGCGCTTCGATTTTGCCGTAGTTGACGAGCAACTCTCTAAACGCTATAGGATCTTCACTAGCCATAAGACTCTGATCCTTATCTACACGGTTCGATACTTCTACTGGATAGATGCCACCGTTCTTGTCCATCTTAGTTTGGACAAAACGAGTATGCTTACAAGAAGCACGGGTCTCAAACCCCGGACAATTGCAACGCAACTTATGACTGTTGTTGTTAACATGCACTTCATGAACACCTGTGTCAGATAAAAAAATCTGAGTAATCATCCAGTTCAATGTCTTCTCTTTCATTTGCGTCGATCCCCCATCTCCGATTCTACAGCAACTGATACGAAAGCTTCATGCGCAAAGCTTTCCATTGGTTCTCCGTATGTGACTCTCCACTTGCTTAGCGGTACATTTGTAGTTACGATTGTTGGTAAGCCTGCATTAAATCTTGCACGTAATAGTGCATCAAATGTATTCTCTGACCAACCTGTTTGAGTTCGATACTCTTTTCCCAAGTCATCTAGAACAAAAAGTGGTATAGAGAACTTTGCATCACCAAAGATTTCTTTAACCTTCTCCTTGAGATCTCGATCTGTCCAAGACTCTTTCTCCATCCGTAGGAACTTTGGGTAGTCCATAAATACCCCCGGCTGGGAGGAAGAAAAGGACATGGTCCTAATTAGGCTTTGAAGGGCCACAGAAGCCAGTGTAGTCTTGCCGTGACCTGGTTCCCCTACCAATAGGAGTCCGAGGCCGCTAGAGGGGCTTCCAGGGCTTTTAATGACCACTCCAGATTGGACTGTACTGACCCAAGATTCTGTAACCGACTTTGCCTTAGAATCGTCTAGGTCTGAGAACTCCATACCCAAGGTCTTCATAGGTACCTCGGCACGCAGGAGAGCGTGCTTGACAGTAGGTGACTCTTTGCTGATGTCGTACATTACTTGCCTCCTCCTAGTAACTTGAGCATCTTCTCTTGATGAGCTAAGAATGCTTCATCTTCATAAACAACCTTTTCCTCTGTAAGAGTCTTTCCTTCTACGCTTTGATAGAACCCGATGAACTTACGCCACAGAGGAGCCCCTACTCCCGCACCGTTTAAGTTGCGAGGATCTTCAAAGAACATTCTGATCGCTGCGAGGATGTGAAGTCTTGTAGACCCATTGCCTACAGCCTTGTTAATCCAGATAGCTAACTGCTGAGTATTCAACTGCATCGTTAGATGTCCGGCAGAGCTGTTGTTAAGCAGCGAGGAGAACTCTGAGACTAGGTCCTTGGTGTTCCACTCTTCCTCAGGCTTGTTGCTGCGGTGATCTACAGAGGCTGTGCTCAAACCTTTACCGCCGTACTTAGCCTTCCGCATAGCAACCTTGTCCTGAATCTTACCTACGGATCCTGGAGCCTCATCTACTTCGCCGCGAACCTTCGCTGGCTTCTCTTCTTCCCCATCAAGATTCCAAGGCATCTCAGCTCCTTCCTCATTCGAGGACGCAGTCCTCGTTATAGTAGAAGTACGAAGTACTTCTACTATAGGTTTACTATTAGTAGTATTACTATAGTCAAACAAGAGCCCTGAAAATCCGGTATTCAGAACTTTAGGGTTAGACATTATTGCCTCTTTTGTAAACTTCATGACACTGATCCATTTGGTGCCGTTCCACTCTCGTGTGGTTCGGATATACCCGGCTCGTCGTAGCTCATTTATGGCAGCCTGAATAGCGTCACGCCCCTCAGGCATGACGGCAGACATTTCATCGGCTGATACTGGACGACCCAGTTCAGAATAGAACGCAAAGATTCCCTTAGCCCGTGCAGAAAGATACGGGTTTGAGTATGGTGATTTCATTTTCCCCCCTTTATAAATATTCTACCGCGGAGGTATGCGCTTTGGCAAATCTCCTTTTGGTAGGCCCGTAAAGATCTGTTCTACTAAGAGGGACAGCGTGAGCCCTATGAAAGTAGACGACAGCATGTACGGTATTAAATGTCTCAACCCCACATTGAGAGTTAGACAAAACACGATACTAAGTCCAATACCCAATAGGCCTCGCCATTTGCCAATAGAAAGTAGAAATGCTTCCACCGCAGACAAGATGCATGCGGTAGCTAAAGCAGAAATTAATATAGTGTCCATATAAATTACTGTACCACAGACTACTGGCGGAACACAACTCGGTCAAGATCGAAAGCTTGACCAGCAGCAAATGATGTAGGTGTGCAAGTAACCGTAAGGATTACATATGCTGCTGCCGAGATATTTCCTACCGCATAGCTGTTAGAGATATACGCCCAACGAGTAAGCAGAGTAACGCTGGCTGTCTTAGTAGTTGTATAGACCTGGACGTTGTTAGCATCGTAGAACGTAGCAACAAGTGCATAAGTTCCCGCGCCATTTGTTTCAGGACGTACAGCGATAGATGCTACAAAGTTACTGTTAGGAGTTATGTAAATCTTTCCTGTAGATGTACCAAAAGCTGCGGTTCCATTTACTGTTGTCACCTTAGCATAGGCTTGTCCATGGGACACGTTGTCACCAAACAGCGATCCTCTAGAAACTACTCGAGTAAGGGTTGCGTTATTTCCAACCCACGATCCTAGATCTTTTTCAAAAGATCCGGAAGGTACTAGAGACTCTGTAAGATCTTGGTAGTCATTGTCAGCAACACCCGTTTTAATAGCTGTGGTAGAGCCCATAGGAGCTACCAAAGGTAGTGTTGCCTTTAGACGAGATGCTTTAAGATTATAGTTGTAGAAGTAGTTTCCTTTAGCCCCGCCAACAGCTTCACCTTGAGTTGCATAGATAGTCTTAGCAGCGTTTGTAGGATTGATGATGGTGATGATGTTCGTACCTGTGATAGGTACGTATGGGCTAGGACGACGTCCGTACTCTACCTGTGCAGCATCAAAGTGGAAGTATGTTCCTGAGTTAACAGAGATCTGGAATACAACTGTAGTGGCACCAGCCGCTAGCTTTTGTACAGTAGAGATTCTGGTCCAACCAGTAGCTGCGGTAGCTCCTACGATATAGGAATCTGTTCCGATAGTGTAGGTTGTTGTAGCTCCTCGAACATATACAGAGACAACCACATCTTCTCCACCTACTGCTGCCCATGGAAGGTATGCAGTTCCAGTAACAGATCCTGTAGTTGTGTATGCTGCCTTACCCCAGTAGGTTCCGCTAAAGGCAGTGGTGTATCCGTTATCGCTGGCTGTTCTAGTAACTGTTGTTGTACCAATAGATCCAGCTGCCCAGTCTGAGGTATCCACTTCAAGGGAAGAGTTAGACATGTAGTTAAACATGTTGCGTGTTTCCCAACGACAGTTGTTAATATTGTAATAGATAGTTGTCAATGGGTTTGCAGGATCTATCCCGCCGCTTCCAGAGAAGTACGGGCTTGCAGATTGAGAGCGCTCAAGCAGTGCACCATCTACCCAAAACTTAGTTCCAATAGATGCGCCAGTAACGTAGATAGAGACTTTAGCTAGCGGGTATCCGCTGTCTTGTCCATATGGAGGAGTAATAGCAGTTACAGAGATTTGCTTAGTAGCAGTTGTGGATAGCGTTACTGCTGTAGAGCTAGCCGAGTAGATGCTGGTTGGGTAGTACTGACCGTTAGTATCTGTAGAGATTGTTGTTTGGGCAGAGCTACTTGCTTGGCTAGAGAACTCGATTAACGCTGTAGCGCTTAAGGCTGCGCTTCCCATTACATAACCACTAAAGGTGTATGTAGCATTAGGATCCACAGCAATCCAGTCTGAAACAAATGCTGCTGTTCCAGCCACAGTAGATGTAAGCAGACCGGCGTTAGTTCCGTGAACTACAGCCGCTGCCGTAGTAGTATCTGTGCTAAGAGTTCCGTTATATCCAGACCAGGAATGAAGTCCTGATTCAAAGTCAGGGTTTGGAATAAAATTTTCTTTTTGTCCACGCACGTTGACTCTTACACGCCTAGCATCCTCATACTCAAAGCTCTTAGAGGCTTCAGCTAACTGGAAGAAGTCAAAGATGTAGGCGCTAGATGTTCCGGCACTAGGAGTTACGGTAATCGTTACCGTAGCAAAGTACGCATTGATTGGAGAAAGCTTTCCGTTTCTTCCTGAGTCAGAGCTGCTAGTAAACTCTTGCCATAAAGTAGTTGTAGTCGTTGCGGTCGGCGCTGTGGTTGTAGAGATAGTATTTGAGTATCTATCTTTCCAAGTAATCGTAGTAGAGACTGTAGCAGAAGTATTAAGGTGCTGCACCCATCCGCTAAATACATATCTAGTATTAGCTTTAATAGGGATAGGAACAGAGCCAGTAATAGTTACTGCAGTTGTAGCTGCAGTTGTAAGCTTTGCATATCCCGCTTTACGAGGAACAGTAGTTAAATCGTACAGAACGTTTGTAGGGGGCTGAGGAGTAGTAGGAGATACTGGATAAGCAAGAGATGCCCAGGTTCCGCTGCTTGCTGTCCATGTTCCTACAGACTCTTCAAAAGAAGAATCGTTATAGTCTAGAAGTACATTGTGTCCTGTAGTTATGTTATTGTTCCAGTGAGTCAAGCCGTTTGTATATAGGTTAATCGCTGTAGCAGTTCCACGATACTTTCCAATGTAATAGCCAAGGCTAGTCAATGATCGGTTATAGCTATCTCCCAAAGACACTTCGTAGTTAAAGCCAAAGTCTAAAACTCTCTGTTCAGAGATAATAGATGGGATGTAGTTGCTGTCAGAAATTCTAGCTAGCAGGTCAGCTTCTACTCTAAACATGTCGTAGGTAAGAGAGAAAGCTTCTAGGATCTGTACTAGAGTGTTAGATGATTCTGGTTCTCCTAGAGCATCTCCTTGACCAGAAACATTGTTCAGCCATGCTCGTGGAAGCCAAGAAGTTACTCGTGCAAGTGTTCCGTTATCCCCAACAATAACAGTTCTAGCTGAGCCGCAGTTAACCCAAACGCCAGTACCACCACTAGTAGCCGTACCAGTAAAAACCCAAAGAGTGTAGGTTACCTCTTTACCTGAGTTGGTGTAGTCAATATCTGAATATGACAAAGCAAAGCTAGAGCTAGCTCCGCCATATATTCCACCGGTAACGTATACACCGTCATCAGGGTTGTCTAAGCCTCCTACAAAACTCTTAGTAAGCTTCCAATACCAGTTAGAGCCTACAGTTCCATCAGCAGGGTCTTCTTTAAAACGACCCCATGAAACAAGGATAGTGTTGTAGTCGGAAGAGACAGCTGTGATTCCAGAGTTATAGTAAACACTGATAGCAGTTGTTTCACCATATTTGATTCCGGAACCATATCTACTAGTACCGTACTTAGCCATTTATTACTCCTTTTAGATTCCACCAGTAGCGTTAATGATTAGGTTTGCTGCTGTTAAGAATGGGATCTGGCTAGCAGTTAACGTGATGTCTGCAGCAGTAGCTGCGTTTGTTGTGTTTAACTGGGTTACGCTTACGTTCAGAATTCCACTAGAGGCGTTCTTAATTGTAGAGATGACGTTTGCAAGATAGACGGTGCCTGCAAAGATGTTGTTGTTATAGTAGAACATGCCTCCAGAACCAAGCATAGCCTGATACACAGCTAGCTTCGCATCAGTATTCTTATACGCAGCAGAGACAGTTACTGTCACTGTTAGGTAGACAGGTACGTATGTTGGTGGAAGAACTGTAAGGCTAACTCCTGCAGGAATCTTATCTGACATGTACTTTGTAACTGCTGGGACCAGGGTTCCTGAGAAAGAAGATGTAGGGGTCAAGTCAATTACATAACCACCAAGTACGTTAGTGTTATTGCCAGCTGCATAAGCGCTAGTAACTGTAAAAGAAGTAGTTGTAGGTACAGTTGCAATCTGAGCATTTGATAGGTTATAGGCTATAGGGAGCAAGCCCGAGATGTTCACATAGTCACCTACTGCAAATCCATGAGCAGTTGTTGTAGTGTATGTGATAGCAGTACCGCTACTTACTGCAGCAGAGGTGCTACTTACTAGGGTAGCTTGTGGGTAACCTGGGGCCGGAGAGTTATCGTTCTGTGGCTGAACGTATAGGTTTACAGCAGAGTAGACTGAAGCTGAAGCATTAGCTTTTCCTACTTGAGATACCATCAAAGCTAGGTTTGCGTAGTCTGCTAATGTTACTGCTCTTCCACGAGTAAATAGTGCAGCCTTAATCTTTTGTCTGATTTGAGCTGTGTTGTCTGGGTCAGCTCCTCCTGAAGCAGGTAGGGAGTTAGACACTGTAAGGTATGAGATAACCTGAGGGTCTAAGTTTCCAGGAACAAAGGTGAGTTCTGTAACAGAGTTTGACTTAACGTTTCCTGCAGCACCTACGCTTACTTTGTACAGGGCGCTGATGATTTGTCCGCTTGCTGGAATAGCGCCGTTAACTCCGTCTCCAAAGATAACAGTTGTAGTTCCATCTGGGTTTCTCTGTGTAGTAAAGACAGCATCTGTAGATCCCCATTCAAGAAGAGAGTCTTCATATGCCCATTGGGTAAAAGCTACACCTTGTCCTACGTAAACTACCAAAGAACTATCAATGATATTACTATCAACGATAGTAAAGTTCTGGTTTGTAGCTCCAGTAGAGTTACCCAGGTTTACCGGCAAAGCCTTGTTATATGTGCTGTCGATAAGGTCAGGTCGGTCTGTGTTTACCGTCTTGCCTTCAAGAGCTGCCAAGGTTACTGATGCTCCAGCAGCTAGGCCAGGATATGCAGCAGTAGTTTCAAAGTATACCTGGCTATATGGGCCGTAAGATAGCGGCGCCATAACCTGGGTTCCAATAGGAATGTCAATAGAGTTTGTAGTGTTATTGGTAAAAGTAATATTGATAGCTGCAGGTGTAGGACCAGAAGGCTTGTAGTCTACAAGGTTAGCAAAGTTTAACAATGTGCTTAGTTGCACAGCTGTATCAACGGTAGTTTCATTTGCAACTCGGTCTAGGTAGTGAGACATGACGTCGCCCATATAGGCGAATGCTTCAACCAGCACGTTACCTAAATCTGAGTAGTCTGTAGGGTTCCAGGTGTAACCAGTAGAACTTGTTCTTGCTCCAATAAGAGCAATCAGGTCAGATTTAAGAGAGTCAAAGTCTCTAGAGGTGTAGTCAATTTGTGCCATGGTTTACCTTTCTAGCTTACAAATCCGTCGATAGATATAATTGCTGTATTGATTGGTACTGAAATTAGTGTACTGTCCGGCAGTATAAGAGATAGCTGTACAGACTCAACACCGCTAGAGTAGCTGTATTGAACGTCAACTCGGTCTACCTTTACCGCAGGAATCCAAATAGCTATAGCAGTTCTAATAGCTGCCTGTATTGCAGTCTGAGCATCCCCGTCATGCTCAAACATAGACTTGTGCCAATCCACACCATAGGTAGGTAGCATTGGCCTTTGCCCTACGCTTGTTGATAACAAGGTAAGAACCCTGTCTAAGTATATCTTAGAGCTAAGGGTGGTTGTAGATACAACTCCATACGGACTTACCGTATATGGGTATGAAATAGCTACGTCTGTGTTCATGCTTGTACTCCCATCCAAACAGGATTATCTGGTAAACCTCCAACAAACATGACCCAAATCAACTGACCGATAGCCGGTACAGATCTGTGGAAGGTATGCTCTGGGGTGGTTGAGTTAGTGATGTCGTTTAAAGTTCCAGTTTGGTTATGTGCGTAGTTTCCTGCTGGGTATGAGCTATTCTCTAAAGCGTCTGTAGTGCTGCTGATAGTAGGTTTAACAGTACTAATGTTCTGTTGATTTGTGGCCAACATTGTTTTAGTAGGGGTTGCGTGGGCATGGTTGAGCTGGTACGTAGAGTTCTTTGCAACAATAGTTAAAGCAGGTATTGTGGTAGAGGTTGTAACAGTAACCGCCCCACCTGTTGCTGAGGATCCTGAACCTGTTCCAGCAGCCGCTACCGAGGTAGTTGTTAGCATGTTAGCTATATCAGATGCTAGATGCGCCTTGTGGTCAGGGTGATACGAGGTGTCTGTTACCGGCAAGCATCCAGGAATCCAGTTAGTTTTAGAAACTCCGGTTGCCTGATATACCTGGACTTTTAATCTGCTTTTGTTTAATGGGTCTTTGTTATCAATGACGACAGCAGAGTATATACCAGGAAGTATAGGTCGACCTTGTGGGTCATGCCCATACTCACTCTCATGTGCTTCATGTTGTCTCATATTACCAGTGTACCATTCTTTTTAGCTCTAAATCTAGTTACAGGTTTTACATTAGATGTGTTAGGTGCTGATCCTAAGTAAGGCGTTGAACCAGAGACAGTAGGGACTGCAACATCAGAAGATTTTGTAGCTGCAGTTGGAGGTACTACTCCAGTGGATGGAGTAAAGGAACTAGAGTTAGGTGAGGTCGATACGTCTATCATAATAGTTTCGTCTTCTATAAGAGCTTGACCGGCAATCTCAGCCTGTACATCTCTAGTGCCGCCAGCATAAGCTGCAGAAGGATTTTGATCTCCTAAAATATCAGTACCGACTTCTACCTCTACAACATAGTTAGCTGGTGATCCACCAAATCTATGTATAATAGATAGTACTATCCAGTACCCAGACATCCCATTAGGAAGACCATCTAAATAGATGGGGTCATATGGCCGCAAGGCTGGGTCTCCTACAAGAAGTACTTTTGCTCTATGCTGCCATTTATGTACATTGCTGTACCCATCTGCAAGAAGCTTAGATTCAGCTAGGCTGCCTACTAAGTCTCTAACATGGTGCTTTTTAAAGATAGAGTCTGAGGCAACCCCAGAGTCATTAGAAAAATTACTGCTCATACTAGGAAGTACCCCGCAGACGGCTTTACAACTCCCTTAGATCCTTTAGGAGTTTTAACATATGGGTGGGTTGTCTTGATTACTAGCCCGGTAGTCTTATTAATTCCAGTAACAACACGATCTACCCTTACGCCAATTTCAGGAGCATTGTCTGATACTTCAGGGCTGAAGCTTAGAATGCTTCCAAGACCTCTTAGGGCTGGAGTCACTGCTCCGCCTTCCTCAGAGTCCACGTATATAAAGTATGGGGCAGCATATTTTTTAGCGTTATAAATTTTATCCTTAGACATATAAAAGATAGTAGTGTTTGAGCAGTAGAGCGCAAACCCAGATTGCTTTGCAAGACTCTTGATAAGCTGCCAGTCACTTTGACCAGACTGAGCTACGCTGTCTCTAACTCTAGGGTCTCTCTGACAGATTGCGCTGAAGCCGTGCTTAGCTGCGATCTTAGATACCACTTGATCTGAAGTAAGGTTGGTGTAAATAGTTTGGTCTGTATCTTTAAGGGATCTAGACGCACCAACACATACTATATCTGTGTTTCCGCCATCAAGCCCATGACTTTGAACAGTGTGGTTTATATATCCGTACCAAGTCAGGCCTACACCACTCTCTGTAGTAACAGTAAAGATAATTGGGTCGTGGCTAGTAAGGGCCTCTCTATCTATGTAGGGAGTTCCTTTATAGTGCAGCACCAATCTATCATGTGCTTCCATGTCCTGGTGAAGCTCCGCTCCAATAAGAAGCAGGTCCATATCAGGAGCTTTGGGAAAGGTAGCGTTAAACGCTGGGTTAGTTGAAGCGTTCCATATAAAGTTTCTAAGTGGGTTTACTAGACTAGTTTCCATATGGAATCCTTATAACAGTTCCAGGGTCAATATAGAATGGGTCTAATAGCTCTGGATTAAGATCAGTAATCTTCCACCAAAACTTAGGCTGTATGTTAAAAGCATCTGCAACCAGAGCAAGCTCATCTCTTTCTTTCCAGGTATAAGGAACATAGTTAACTGATTCCCCACTAGGAAATTTTCTGTATACAGAGATTACGTACTCGCCGCTACTCTTATCTTTAAGCTGGGCAATAGGACCAGTGTAGTATCTAGAAGTTCTTCCGATCATTTATATTATCCTTATGGCTTCTTAGGTGGGGTAGTGCCAGTACCAGTAGTATTAGCTGCAGCGTTTTGAGCATTAAGGTCCTTAGCAATAGATGCGGCTCCGCCTTGCTTAGAGAACAGTGTGCCGTTCCATAGGGCAGGGTATCTAGTAAAGCCGATAGTGACAGTGCTTAGAATAGGAACCATGTCTAGATTAAACATAACATGGTTTACTGAGATGCTGGCTACCGAACCAAAGTATCTCATGTTATCGTTTAAATGCATCCAACATGGCATGGCTGTTGTGTACCCAAAGTCTGATGTAGGTTCGTTATAGCTACTTCCGAACAGTAATGAGTTCTTTAGGGGATCCCCATTTACTACTCTATATAGATATTCAATATCATATTCAGTTCCTCGGTTAAGAATTCCTTGAATAGCCTTGTCGCTTATAGCATGCCCATAAGCTTGGCTTAAAGAAACAGAGCCTTTATGGGCAGTACTTGTATACTCTCTTAGATACGCCATATCAGGAATGCGGTTTATATAGAGCTGTACAGTTACGTTCTGGTTACCAGCAAGTAAAACCGCAGGATCTTTTCTTCCAAGACTCCAGTCAATAGAGTTATCAGAAGCAGTCGTATAGTTAATTGTCTGAGGGTTGTACATAAATCTAAAGCCCCAAAGCTTAGATCCTGTATAGTTCTTAGAGTCAAAGGTAAGGTTATCTGGGTTTGTATTCAAAGCCTTAGCTCCTTGAGAGTCTTGAATGATTCTACCTAGATTCGCTGTCCTTTTATTTTCTCCGCTATAGCCTAAGCTCATAGGTTTAATTGCAGGTTGAGCCATAGCTTCGTAGTAAGCGCTCAAAGCATCCGGATCTTTTACGATAGCGTTGCTCTGCATCATTCTCTGACCATAAGAAATATCCCTAGCTCCAATATGTGGAGGTGGGTTGTAGCGTTCTTCTTCAGCAGGCTCGACAGTAGGTCCTATTGCATCTGCTGGAGGCGTAGCCCCCCCGGGTCCTGTAGCAGTAGTTGACCCTGTGTTGTTGCAGTTAGCAAGAATGGCCAGCCTCGCCTTAGTTAATACCGCTGATAGTTTTGGTCCTGCCATAGTTCCAATAGAAGACGCATTAGTAGGCATCTTTTCATTGGTAACTGTTTCGATAGCTTTAGGAGTAGACCCATTTATATCAGATATATAAACTGTGTAGTTATATGTTCCGTTAGTAATTCCGCTAGGCCCTGCATTAGCAGCAATTTTTATACCAACCCATTGAGGTTTTGTGGTCCCATTAAACAACCCACAGTAATCATAGTACAGATACCCATACAATGGCCAACCACCATTTGATACAGCCACCTGAGTAGCTGTAATGGCGGAGGTCATGTTAGCTGGTACTGGCGGGGTAGTCCTCTTAGTGCTTACATTGAAGCCTGGGCAGATACCTAACAATGTAGGATGTTGAGGGTTAGCGTTACCATCATAGAACTGACCATTGTTTATAATATTGGCGTTAAAGGTAACCGCATTGTACATATTCCAGCCGGTAGCTTTAGGACTTACAGTTACTTTAAATACATCTCCATTTGTATTTTGAGTTGTAATGTTAGTAGTTCCGCCATTAGTAATATTATAGCCACCATAGTAAGTAGTTCCTGTGCCACCCTGAACTCCGCCAGGCCACATGTTTCCTGTGTTAGCGACTGTAATCTTTACGTTATCTACTATGTTAGCATTTTTTCCGTTAACGTTTGTAGCACTTTTACTTTTAGACCCAAGCCAATAAAACTTAGCAGCACCGTTTCCATTTGTTCCATCATCGTACATGTAAACTCTGAAAGCGTATATAACTTGAAAGTTAGGTTCAATAACCATGCTGTTGTTGGCAGTAGTTGCTACTCCTACTGTGGGGCTTGTAGGCTTTGTAGAGTTTCCCTTGTTTTCTTGATAGGTTAAAACAAGGTTTGGAAAGTTTGAATTGTTTTCAAGAACAGCAATGTTCTGAGCTTGAAGGCTTAAATCTTGGTTAGCGTAAGCAGCAGTCTGCCAATCTACATAGGTGGAGACGGTGTAGTGGTATGAGTATGCCATTATAAACTGTGTCCAAGTCTGTCTAGAGAATACGGATTGCTTGATAATTCTTTCTTTAGGCGAGCAGCTACAGTACTTACTAGTCGCTCTGTCTCTGCAACGCCGGCGTTTCTAATGTTAACTGTCATGTTCAAGTTGACAGTTGCTGTGCCGCTAGCGCCTCTAGAAGAAATGGTACCAGAGCTTACAGCAGACATTGCAGTTCCTGCTCCAACAGAGCCTACGTTCATGCCTTGATGTGGACCACCATATCCAGGAATATTAGTTCCCCAAGGTGAGTGGTCTACAGCAGTTAGGACTGATGCGCTATCTGTTCCCTTAGAAAGGGCAGATAGAATGTTCTTATATCTACCATTATTAAGAGTTTGGATGGTAGCTGAGTAGCCGTCCTCCCAAGACTTATAGGCCTGTACACCCATGCCATGGCCCAAATCATTCATTGACGTTGAGCCATTATATTGCTGTGTAGTGTTTAGGGGATTATAGTGAGCAGAGTTCTTCCACTGACCGCCTTCCCAAGCTGCCCATGTAGTCAAGGCATTGATGTTCTCTTTTGTTACAGGCTTGCCAAGCTTTGCAAGAAGTGTCTTTGCCCAAGTTAGCTTGCTGCCTGTACCTAAAATAATTCCTCTTGTAGGCTTGACTGTTCCTGAAATCCAAGAGAGAGATTTATCTTTTCCGATATTCTTTGCTCCACCGTTTCCAAACGGATCTGTGATTCCTGATAGCGCTGAAGATGCGGAAGAAGAGTTAAGGATAGTTTGTAGGTCAGAACTAGATAGAGAGCTCCCACCAGACATATCAGCAGATGCAAAGTTTCTTTGGCTAACAGATCCGCTTCTTGAGCTGTTTGAAGATACTGTTGTGCTCTGAGGAGGAAGCGGTGGTTGAGGAGAGGCCCCGCTTAGGTATGGGGTAGGATCTACCTTCTTACCATTAACAAGAACTTCAAAGTGAAGGTGTGGGCCGGTAGAGCGTCCAGTAGAACCAGAGAAACCAATTACTTCTCCGGCCTTTACTTTTTGCCCTCTAGTAACCTTTACGCTTTGTAGGTGGGCATAACGAGTAGCAGTTCCATCTTCATGCTTTACTTCGACCCAGTTACCATAACCGTTAGCTTCGTTACCTATGATTGATACTACTCCAGCTTTAATAGCTGTTACAGGAGTTTTTAGCTGAGCACCAAAGTCTGTTCCTGGGTGTCCGTTATGTCCGTATGGTTGGGTTATAGGCGTGGACTTAGGTACAGGAAGAATAGAAGGGCCGGCAGCAACTGCCGGAGTTTTAGAGTTCTTTCCTACCGTGCCTACGCCACCATGATCTTTAGGACCACCGGCAGCTACAGCAGCTACTTCTCCAGTAGCTAGTATGTCTTCTGCGGCCAACCCCACATCTTCTAAAAGACTTCCTCCCTTTAGAGGATTGTGGAACTGTCTTTTTACAAAATTAAATGCTTTGCCAAATATGTTGCCACCTTTAGAAGCTACCTTAGATTTAGCTAATTTAGCTCCTAGTGTAGACTCTCCAACATTAACTCCTAGCTTTCCTAAAATACTTGGTCCGTACTTAGAGATTGCCTTGTAGGCAAGGTAGTCTTGTCCTATGTTCATAGCAGTTCGGCCCACACTAGATATAGTGCTACCAACGTTGCCTGTATTAGGGAAGGTCTGTAGTGCGCCCTTGAATGTCATAAGTGCTTCTGTTACCGGACCAAGTGCGTTAGCAAGATCAGCAAAGCCACTAGTAAGTGCTGCATTAGTTCTTACGGCAGCATCGTATCCACCTACTAAACCTTGTTCAGTAGCTTGAAGAACCTTAGCTTGAGCAGCGGAACCTCTAAAGTTTGCACGAATAGGGCTGCTCTTATCCACACCCATAAGATCCAACATCTTGTTTGGATCCTTGTTATTCATTGCAGCACTAAATGTTTTAGCATTCGTGCTTGCTCGTGCAATAAGTCCAGAAGTAATAAGTTCAGTTAGATTTGGATCTCCTCCGGCAATTGCCTGGATAGATCGAGCACCCTTGCTATTAGGGTTGCGAAGAGTAGCCGCCTGTTCCTGTGTGATCTTTTGTCCACGGTACAAGAAGTTGTAGACCTGATTAATAATCTGGTCCATAGGCTTTAGGTTGCCTTGAGAGTCACGGATGTTTACGCCCATGCGTAGGAACATCATGCCGTTCATAGCGCCAGCACCTGCAGCAGCCTGCTGATTTGTCATGCCAGAGAAAGCGCTCATTCCAGAAAGCTGTCCCATTATGGTCTTAGAGCTTAAGGAGTTTGCAGAATAGCCGCTATAGAATAAAGCTTGCTGCGCTTGTACTGCGCCCATAGCGCTTGTAGCGCCACCGCCAACAGCTTTGTTTGCTCCAACAATAGCTTGACGAGAAGACATTCCGCTTAGACCGGCATAAGAATCAGCAGTAATACGTTGAGTTACAGCCGCCATAGTATCTGGCGACATACGGTACATTGCGCTGCCCACACCAAAAGCTGCTAGGCCTAAACCGATGCCCATCTTTTCAGCTTTAGAGAAAGAACCTAAACCAAGTCGTCCTGATCCAGTTCTGTCTTTAGCCATGCCGTTAGTGGCATTAGTTGTTTCTCTAAGAGTGTCTGACCACTTCTTAGAGATAACATCTACATACTTTTCAACTTCTTTGAACAGGCGAAGCATCTCTTTGGGGAAATCCTCAAAGAGTGCCTTCTCATTAACTTTAGGTGCTTGTGGCCCATCAGAGGCTATACCTAGGTTACTACTACTCAGTTAAATCACCGCCTTAAACGATTTTGCAATCTACCTAACCACATCAAACGTTCTCTAAAACTTAGAGCCCGTATCTCTTCCAGAGTCCATCCAGGGTAACCTTGACTCATATAGTCAAAGGTTTCCACTAAAAGGGTGTAGTCAATCTCTCCCTTAAAACAATTCCGCTAGTGTTAGCGGAAGCGGTACCTCCTGGCCGCAAGACTGACATTCCTTTGTAATAGCTCCGAGTTGTGGTCCTGGGTTACGGCTTGTGATTTCGTTCAAAAGTTCTCTGCGGTCCTTTAGACCTAGGCTTCTAACAACCTCTGGGTTTAATACCGGGGTTCCGTTAATAGCCTTTACGCAGTTCTTTAGCAAAATTGTATCTAATTCTGCTGAGGTTTTGTCGTTAGACGCAACCATTTCTTTCTGGGTAGAGCCAGTAGGGAAGACTACCTCTACCTCTCCCACCTTACACTTTACGGTGAACTTACGATCACCATCTAAAGTCTTGATAGGAACATCTTTATCTAGATCAATATCAAACACCTGCTCAGTGCCACAACTTGGGCAAGTTCCTGGACCTACTTTTACATCAGATCCAAAGGTAACCTTGCGAATTGCCAGCAACAGCATCTCTCGATCTCCTGCATACATTGCATCTAGAAGATCTTTAGAAGCCGGTTCGTCTCCAATTTTCACAGTAGCTCGTTCAAGAATAAGCAATAGGGACTTGCCAATATTGTTGAGCTTAGCTACCGCTTCTTCATCTGCCCCGTTCAGTTCTCTTACCTCAGCAGTATTGATGACTCCTGAAATAGGGTCTAGCAATCCTCCTGGTAGCTCAACTTCTGGACTAGGAGGCAACTGGATTTCTGGCGTAATTGCCGCAACAGTTGCCTCCTGTTCAGTCATAGCTTGTTGAGCTAGCTTGTTAAGAAGAGCTGGGTTTTGTTCCGCTGTTATAGTCGTTGTATTAGACATGTTATTTTCCTTATTAGATTAGAAGTTAGCCGTTATTAATTGCTGGTGCTGATCCCGCTACAGTGTAGTTGGTTGCGTATGTTACATCCCAACCTTCATGGACAATTGTCATCTCTTCAACCATGATGCTGTTTGAGCCGGCATCTAGATTGCTGTATGACAAGTTTGTAATCCATGCACGATATACGCGGAAGCGTAAAGACGTGTGTTGCTCTTGTGGGGTAGGGGCAGTAACACCTGCAGTGGCGCCTCCACCTAGGTTGATTGTTTGTCCAGTAGTAGCCTGTGGGTTTGGATGGCTGAGTACTTGGATATCCAAATTACAGCGGAATCCTCCACCGACTCCCGCAGTAGCTCCTGTAGAGGCAGGAGATCCTGAAGTAAGAACTGAGAACAAACGCTTCATCCAAAGAGCATTGTCTCCCTGACCCAACATAACTCCCTTAGAGAGAGTAATTGGTGTGAAGGCAGACTGTCCAGGAATCTGGTGTGTATTGGTGTTGTATCCGCCTTCACGGTAAGCAATTGCTTCAGTAGCAACACTTAATCCGGAAACAGATACGAACCCCATTGAACCAAAGTTTGATCCGTAAGATGCCGTATCTCCGGCACTTTCGGTAGGGGTAAAGGTTACTAAGAACTTAAAATTACGTACTGGATCAGTAAGTAAATTACTAAGTGAGTTAGTAACTGGTGATGGTGATGAGCCATTATTTTGCTGTGCCATTTTTATCTATCTCCTTATGCCGAAGCATTTCCGGTAAGTTGTCCAAGCTTAATGACAACGAACTCTGCTGGATATTGTAGTGCCACACCAACTTCAATATTTACGATACCGGCTTGGATATCGCTAAAGCTTGTAGTAGATGAGTCAACCTTTACGTAGTAGGCCTGAGAAGGAGAGCTTCCACGAAGTCCACCTGAGTTCCAGTAATTAAACAAGAACGAGCCTAGGATTGTTTGGAGCTTGCTCCATAGACGGGTATCGTTGTTCTCGAACAAAGCAAAAGAGCTTAGGTTCTGCATCTGCTTTTCAATGTAGATAAGAGAACGGCGGATATTGATATAGCGATTGGTTGGCGTGTTGTCCATAGTACGAGCACCCATGATCACAATTCCAGAACCTGGAACCTGACGGATTGGGTTGATTGGGTCAACAGAGGTGTTGATTGCATCTAGCTCAGCGTTTGTGAACAAGTGTTCAGTAGACACTGCAAGAGCCATCTTATTTAGAAGACCTGCTGGAGACTTTGCTGGGCTACGAAGAGCATCTGTAGAGAGGTACTGACCAACTACACCTGCGCCAGGAGCCTGAAGACGAAGAGCACCAATAGCCTTGTTTGGATCTGGGATGTTGTACCAAGGCCAGTAAGCAGCCGCACTTCCACCAGAGGTAGATGCAGCGAAGTTAGAGGCTGTGGTGGATACGCTAGACTGAGCAGCTGTTGCGTTAGCCAATCCTGATGGTGTATCGATAACTGCAAACGTATCTGTACGACCTGCAGCATAAGTTACTGCGGCGCCATGAAGCTGGCTGCATAGTGAGCTCGTAGATGCATATGGAGCATCAGGAGCGTATACAACGATTGAGTTATTAACACTATCAAATGTAGTCCAACCAGTGGTGTAGTCTGAGAGTGTTGGTGCTGTACCGTCTGTTCCGCCAGATAGCGAAGTTGGGTTAGCGTTAAGTGTGTATGGGTTCTTAGTGCTATCGATGCTTCCTACAGTAACAACTGCAGAGTAAGCAGGGATGATAGAACCGATGTAGTTAGCATCAGTTGAGCTCATGCTTAGGTCAGAATACCGCTCTACAACGCTTGTTGAAGTTACGCCACTAGATGTAGTTGTTGCATAAATAGTGAGGTTAAAGCGGCTAGAGACACCAGCAGGAGTTACCTGTGCTGAGTAGCTATTTGCCCAAGAACCTGGGTTAAGAGCTGTCAACGTAAACGAGTTGTTTGAAGGCGTGGTTACTACTCCAGAAGCTGTACCAGTCTGAGCTGACAAAGCAACTGCAGGCAAGGTCTGGCTTGCTGTAGGGGTCACAGTAATAGCGAACGCTGAGGTTGTCAAACCAGTAGAGTTGATTGTACCTGTGATGTTGTAACCAGATGTTACTGAGAAGGTAGCTCCAGTAAATACTGCAGTACCTGCGATAGTAGATGGTGAGGCTACAGCAGCTGTGAAGCTTGTATTAGCTGTAACTGCGCTTACATAGTAAGTACCGTTAAAGCTACCTGTAGTAGCACCAGTTACGCCTGCCACAGTAACAATAGAACCTACCACAATACCTGTGGTGTTAGTGGTTGCCCATGTTACAGTAGTAGATGCACCCGTACCGTTAATAGTAGCTGAGGTAACTGTAGGTGTTGCTGTAGCACCAAGGCCGGTGATTGTAACTGTCTGACCAGCTGTGTATGTATTAGCAGCTGTATAGGTGATTGTATTTGATACTGGGAGAGAAGCAGCAGTTACAGTAGCTGTAACAGTAGTGCTGGTACCAGAACCGTCATTGATAGTTACAGCAGCTTTTAGTGCAGAAGAGCTTACAACGCGCTTTACATAGAGTGCAGTTCCATGGTTAGCAAAAAAGTTGTACGCAGCCCAAGAGGTTGGGTAGGCGTCGTTAAGTCCACCAAATGTCTTTGTAAACTGACCCCATGTAGATACTAGTACTGGTGCGTCTGTTGGTCCTTGAGGAAGGGACCCGCAGAATGCTCCTACAGCACTGGCGGTATCTAACACGGTAACAGCTTGTGGCAAAGGCATTTCTTGGATATATACGCCGGGGCGGCTATATGTTGCCATTTTTGTTACTCCTTAGTTAGGTTGTTTTCTTTGAGTTGCGAACTTGTTTGCTAGATTGTGAACGGTACGGTCTGATATGTTGTAGAGATATTTGGTTGTTGTGTTACTTGGTAAGCTTGTACTAGCTGATCTGGGAAGAGCTCAGAACTAATACGTATATTATATACGTTATTGAATAGGCGTTTCTCCGATTCAATAAAGTCTCTTTTTGAGAATCCCAGTACATCCACGCGGCGGTTAGTACCGTCCTCAGGAATAGGGAGTTGCCCAAACCTTAATGGTAGTCTACCAGGGCTATAGAGTGCCGCAATCAATTGGCGGTCGTGCCTTGGTTGACGTGACCATGTAGCTACCTGGTAAACCAGGTCTACAGGGATAGGAAAGTTAGTGTGGGTAATGTTAGTAGTGTCTACACCTTCTGGGGTATAGGTCAAAGGCACATAGCCACGGTGAGCACGGGTAGTATCCTCAGTAACGCTTACCAAATCTATAGTGATATATGGGTAGGACTGCTGACGAATTTCTTTGTCAGGCTGTCCATAATATACTCCTACAGGTCGAGCTGAGTTACCTGAGTCGGACACTGTGATACCTGTGAGAAGTGTCTTAAGTGCAGCTTCCTCATTCAAGATAAATGGCATTAGTTTGCTCCCATCGTAAATGTGCTCAAGGCAGGAGAAGGAGGAGTATCCGGAGTCCCATAGTTTAGACGTTGGATCTCATGCTCTAGCTCTTTAGGGAAAGCAATCTGAGGAGCTTCACCATCATGTGTAATTTCCAGCTGGTTGACAATGTGATCAGGCCAACCGTAAGAACTTGCGTGGCTTCTTAGAGCCTGCGTGTATACCTCTAGCGCTCTGTACTCAGCCAGAATTAAGGCTGAATTTAAATACATGTCTAAAGAAAAATGAAGACTCGTCTTAGATGTTAGCATTTTTACGGGGCTTCTTCGTTAGTATGTATCCAGTAGCAATTAACAGGGCCGTTTTGTTGAAACCCTTATGCTGTTTTTCTGGAAGCAGATTACACACTCCACGAATAAACTCCGTTTTATCGGCGTCGGTTTCATACCGACTCATCCGATCATACAGACTAGTCATAATTCCTCCATAGGAAGGCGCAAGGTAAAGCAGCAGGGTTCCGGACAAGTCCGGCGTCAAGGTCAATCATAAAGCAAAAGAGGCCCTTTCGGGCCTCTAAAGCTTACTTCTTTTTCTCGTCCTTCTTGATTTTCTTTACGATGGCTTTATCCTCGGCACGGTCTTCCGCCATATCCTTAGGCTTCTTGTGCTTCTTGTCCATCTTCTTGAACTTTGCCTTTTCAGCAGGAGTCAGGTTCTTGGTGTCCTTCTTATCCTGAGGCTTATCGTTCTTCTCGTTATAAGGCTTTGACTTGGCCATTTACTTGCCTTTCTTTTTCTTGCAGGCGCCCTTGCAGTTAGGTTTAGAGCATCCGCATCCGCATGACTTGCACATATTATTCTCCGCTTCCCTTTTTACTATGGTATTTCTTGGTGGCTGTTACACCGGCACCGATGGTGACGGCTCCGGCAAGCTTGGTCAGATTCATGGTTTTACCTCCACCTGGGTGGTGGACTTTTACGTCTTTGCCGTGCTTGTCTACAATGTGTGTCTTGCCGTCTGCCTTAAACTTGGCAGCGGCTTTCTTCTTTTCTACCGCCTTTGGGCGTGCTTTACTTTTTGGCACCCTTTACCTTCTTCAAATTAGGATTCTTAGCCTTCGCCTTAGCTGAAGCCTTGCGAGAGGATGATGCTAGTATAGCACCGGCTGCCTCCTTAGAGACACCTTCTTTTGCTGCAATTTTATTCTGTGCGGCCTTAAAGCCTGGGTGTTCTTTTGCCATTTCTATTCCTATCCTACGTTATAGATTGTTAAGGTAGCTGACGGGGAAGCTGGACGGGTTGGGTTTGTACCCGCTGCTGTAGCAAGAAGGGACATTCCTGATGCGCCAGACCACCAGTGAAATTGAATGTAGTCATTTGCCAGCACAGAAATAGGAGCTTCAATGTTTGCTAAAACCTGTGAGTTCTGTGCACTAGCTGTGGTAAAGCTAAAAGCAGAGCTTGGAACTTGAACGCCGTTTTTAGAGAACCAAGTTGTGATGTGATAATCACTTGTACCGCCAGTGAAGTTAAACTGACCTAAAAAGTTAAGGTTGTATGTTCCTGGGTTTGCAAAAACAATCTTACTTTTATCCGATGAGTTAAGGGTCATGCCCTTGCTTATATTGGTCGTGTCCCAAGTAATAAGGTTATCTGTTGTGGTTCCTCCGCTAGCTTGATTTGTGCTTAAAGCAAAGTTGCCGTAGAAAAGAATGGCTGCGGGAATTACAGGGCTGTTTATACGGATGCTCACTTTAATACCGCCAGTACAGATACGCTAGATGAAGCAGATGAAATTGCATAAACTGGCTCATTAACACTTAGGCTATCAATAGAGACAGAAGTTCCTGGCAACAAAGTAAGTCCGTATGAAGACGAGGTTACTGAAGGAGAACCAATATACACTGTAGCTACAAGGTCTACATTTTGAATGTTAATGGACATGCTATTCCATGTAGGATAGTTTTCTCCATTAACTGTTACTGTTGGATTTGAAGGGGTAACAGATACTGCATTTGAGCTGTTTAAAGCTACAACGTTATGTGATAGTGCCATGGTATTTCCTTAGTAGGTAGTAGGGTCAAAAGCAGAGTAGTTAGCGTAATGCTGGAACTGGCTGTCGTTGACAAGTTCTTCCGCATTTACTTGGTTACATTGTACACGCAAAAGGGTGTAGTTATTCTGGATAATGCCCTCAGGCAGTACCCGAACCGGTGTAAATACTTCGTGCCTAAAGACTATACGATCCCGAAGGTAGGAGTCCGGGTTGGTCTCGACATTGCCTAGCTCTGGGATGTTGTTGTAGTTGGCACCGTAGAAGTTTAGCTTGTTCTCGATTACGTCTACATTTATGACAATAGTTAGCTGGTCAGCGTTATAGAAACCGCGGTCAGTTTGGATAGATACACCTTGCTCTAGGTGAGCATTGACTACTGGGATAGTAAGTGGGGTTTTCCACATACGTCCTGTGCCAGAGTTGCCTCCCACATCGTAGATAGGATCTACAACAGTATTAGCAGAGTCATACTGCCACCACTCTACGGTGGTACCTACAGTCTTGACTAGCTCTGTGCTGGTACCAGAAACGATGGAGGCATGCTCTGAGGGTATGCTGAACCGTCCCTGTCTATTTTCTCCGCGCATAGATTAAATCCTAACGATTGTACTTAGGAGGTATGAACCAGTCTGTAAACGGACCATACTTAAGATTAACCCTAGTGTACTCTGAAAACCTCTTGATTTTGTCCTTATTGGCAGGGTCTTTAATGTAGGTAACCCAATTCTCTTCAATTTTTCCAAAGTACTCCTCCTTGCTAAGGTTGGTAGGGTTTGCCCCGCTAACTCTAAAGCTTGGGTCCTTTGGGTCCTTGCTAGTATCGTTTTGAAATAAATGGCTTACTGGCAACGTCATATTTGGAAATACTAGTGAGAAGCCCTCAGCTAGTAAGTTCATGGTTTGTATAACTTCTTCTTCCCAAAATATAGTTTTTGTAGGAAGTCCGCTATTTTCTACAAAATGCTTATTAGCAAACGCAAACTGGGCATTAAATTTTATACATGGGACAAACAACCTATCATCTCTTTTATTAGATGTTCTAAGGTCATTGTCTCTCCATGCAGGGATAGTGGTGTGGTCCCATGTCTTAAATAAAAATATAGCGTAGGATGCAAACTTATCCTTTAGAGTAGAAACTCTAGATCCATCGTTAAGGTGCTCATAGGAAGGAAGATAGGAGGTAATAATAGTCTTATCATTTTTAGTCTCTTCTAAAGCTTTTTTATATATGTCTACTAAGATGGTATCCCAATGTTTTTCAAATAGGGTGTGGGAGTCTACCTGTAAGACGTAGTCTTCTCCACCGTACATAGACAAAGCCTCGCTCCGACCAGAACCTACAGATACATCACATTCGTCTTTTTTATATCTTTTAAACTTAACTTGTGGGTACTTAAGTAAAGGTTCAAGCTTGTTCTTATAGAACTCTTCAAAATCTATTCCCTCCCTCTCATACGTCTCAAACATTACCAAACCAATAGTTATATCGTTTGGGTTGTCTGCACAGGTGATAGCTTCTTTTACCGTAAACTCAATTTGATTATCGTACAGTGTAGGGATCGCAATATAGATTGACATTACTTCTCCTTAGTCTTATATTCGCTCATGTCTACAAAGGTAGGGTTGTGTAGAAATAGCGAGGCCACCCTGGGATTACTAACTGCAAACACATCCACTAGCTCATCGTCTAGTATTACTCCAAGAACAATAGGCTTAGCAGCAGCTTCTTGAGGTTCAGGAACAGCCGGTTCTTCCTTTTTCTTATTAAGCTTAAACATATTTACCACTTACCTAACGGACACGTAGCGTGTTCCAATCTAGTTTTTGCTTCCATAAAACACATACATTTTTTACACTGAGCTAGTTTTGAATTAAACTCGGGGCACTCCCTACATATAGAGAGGCGGTCGTCGCTTCTCTTTTTATTCTCTGGCCCTAAGATTTTATCTATTAGGTCAAATGCCCCCATTAGTATTCCTTTTCTTTTCTCCAAAGCTTTTTATAGACGCCTTCTCCCTTGCGAATTTCTTGGGATTTTCTAACCTGTTCAGCCGTGCTGTTCCAGGATTGAGCATAGACCCACTTATCTCTTTTAATTGGAATTAGTTGGGCTATAGGTGTGCCTGCAGGGATGACCCCTTCAAACCCAGACTTAATAAAGAATGGGATATTACCCCAACCATTAAAATCATCTGCATCCATAATTCCAGATGTAGTTGTAAATGGTAGGTCAAACCTATTTAAAGGGTGGGTAACTAAAGTGCTGTAGCCTTTTGGTACCTTCCAACCCCATTGACATGTCCAAGCAAGGTGGTTTTTCTCATGTCCTGGTGGTCTAGGAATAGTGTGTCCTGTAAGACCAACTCTTTCATTTACCGGGTTAGTCTGGATATCATCCCAGGTAATCTTTAGCTCACCATCTTCGGTTTTAGTTACGTAGATGTTTACTGGGGTTACTAAAGCATAGCCAGAAATCATGGCGTCTAAGAATGGTACGCAAGTTTTTAAACCCTCAAATCTCATACCATGCTTATCTGTATAGTAACGCTCAGCATTTCTATACCATTCAGGAATAAGCCCCTTCATAGGGATTGGTGCTTTATGGTCCGGATCAACCTCTGGACTAGGTACGAACTTAAATATCTTCACTATAACCCTCCTACCGGTTTAGTTCAAAGAAGCGCTGAAATACCCCAACGTATATCCTTGGGCAACATCTGATTTAGTAAGAATAATACCATGGTTTGTAGCAGTCGGGGTCGCGCCTAGGGTGTAGGCGGCACTACCTACAGAGGTAGTTTGAGCGTTATCGCTATAGGCTGTGGCTGTTACGGCGGTTCCAACAATGCTTACTTTCAAAGAGCTAGCCAAGGCTGATAGGGCGGTGTTGAAGATGGTGCTTACTGTTCCAGCTACAGAGTTATAGACTCGTAGGTAGTAACCTACAGTTGCTCCTGAAAAGGTGTATGAATAAGAACCTGTGTAGTAAGGTGAGTAATATGGGGTAGATCCACTTGCGTTATATGAGTAATAGTTGGGCGTGCTGGATGTGCCATATGTAGCGGATGAAACAAGCGTATAGTATGAATAAGTGCCGTAGTTTATTACATATGTATAGTAATAGCCAGAAATATATGAGCCAAGGACGCGATCATAAGTGTAGACGGCTATAGGGTTTGCGTACTGTGGTACGTAATAGCTGTACGATCCGTGCTGCCATGAGTAGGTATCTGGGGTTATTTGGTAGGTGGTGGTGGTATATGTTCCAGTAGGGGCGTATGCCGTATAGTAATATACGGTTGAACCCGCATAGTTATAGCCTAAAGGAGTAGCTGAAGTATAGGTACCGGACACTACATAGCTATATGCGGTATCTGTTCTCTCAGTTACAGCAGCCCACCAGTTATTAGCGTCAGCTACTAAGAAAGAAATACCTGTACCAAGATCCGTAGCCTGAGCGATAAGGGTTACGTTAGGAGATCCTAAGGTCATAGTTGCAATGGAGTTATTTGTAGGGGCGTCGTTAGATTGCGCCTTGGTTCCGTTGGCAAACCAGATGCCTTTAATAGCTGTCCAGGTTCCACCGCTACTTGATGTTCCTAAAGAACCAGTAGTAGTACGAGCAAATGTATCAGAGAATGCTCCTACGAACCATTGTCTCCAGGTTCCTCCGATCTTGACCCATCCTGATGAAACGCTGTGCCACGAACCGCTAACCTTTACAAACTGCCCGGCTATGTTCCTCCAGGTACCGCCTACCTTTATTTGACCAGGCATTATACGTATACCACCCAGATATCTCCGTCAATTCCGTTTGTTGAAATAGGAGCTACTGTGCTTGCCCATGTATTTCGAACTACACCTAAAGTAGTAGATGCGGTTGTGACAGTTCCGTTTGTCTGGTTAACATAAGGTGTGCTCAAGGTCTGCCATGAAGGAAGTCCTCCAACAACAGTAAGGATCTGACCTGTGGTTCCAATACCAAGTCTAGCGTTTGTAGAGTTCCAGTATAGGAGGTCTCCGTTAGTGGTCAGCAAGCTTGCTGAGATATAGGAAGGAAGAGTAGACCACTGAGGAATTCCTGTACCGGCAACTGTTAGATACTGGCCGGTAGTTCCAATTGTAAGGTTGGCAGGAGTAGATGCAGCTGATGCATAGATCAAGTCACCTTTAGCTACGAGAGATGATTTAGCAATCGCTGCGCCACCTGTACCAGAAGCAGCGTTAATGCTAGATACGAGGTTGTTATAGTCAGTGCTATTTACATAAAGAACGTTGTTGGAACCCATCTTTGGAGTTCCTGTATAGTCTACGTTAAAGCCTAAGGTAGGGCCTGCAGCGTAGGTTTCAAAAAGGTTGTTAGTTCCACTACCAAGAGAAAGGACTAAGCCCTTTACGTTGTTAGCAGTGATAGTGCTACCACCGGTCTTCAATACATATGGGGCGTTAGACACGCCGTTTACTAGGCCGGCTTCGATATTTAGAAGACGATCGGCAATTGTGTTCCAAGAGAGGGTCGCAGTAGAGAAGGTTCCCGCATAGGTAGAGGTAAGGGGGTTTGTAGATGTGGCTGTGCCAAGGGCAGTTTCAAGAGCCACAATCTCTTGCTGCAAAGAGTTTACGTTATCGGCTGCTACAGTGCTTACAAGATCAACTTCAGCCGTATAGCTTCGTACTTGGTTGGGAAATCCACTAGGATTGCTTACCATATTGTCTCCTTACGATAATTGCCGCCCAGATATGTAGTAGAATTGTAGCATGAACTTGGTGCAAAAATCGGTAGAATTTGGGGGAAAGCTGGCCCCTATCGTTATTCCACAGGGCCTTTCTTCTGGACTTATGAACCCCTCCATCTTTATAGATGAGGATGGGGACATTCTGGTTAACCTACGGCATGTTAACTATACCCTCTATCATTCTGAGAATACCCAAAGGTTTATCTCACATTGGGGCCCCCTAACGTATCTTCACCCTGAAAAGGATATGCGACTTGTCACTGAGAACTACCTTTGCCGACTAAACTCTGACCTTGAGCTTACAGACTATTCTTTGGTAGAGATGCTATCTTTACACGAGCCTATATGGGAGTTCCACGGTTTAGAGGATGCCCGTGTAGTTCAGTGGGATGGGGAGTACTTTTTGATAGGGGTAAGGAGAGACACGACCCCTAATGGCGTAGGTCGTATGGAATATACAAATATTGAGATAGATAAGAGCACCTGGACAGTCAAAGAAAAAGCTAGAAAGAGAATCGCAGCTCCAGGCGAGGACTCAACTTACTGTGAGAAAAACTGGATGCCTATCTTAGACAAGCCATACCACTTTATAAAATGGACTATGCCTACCGAGATTGTAATGTCTACCCCAGACCCAGACTCAGGAACTGAACAGGTGGCTGTAAAAGACACTCCCCCAGCTCCTATGGATCAACGAGGCAGTTCTCATGTCATTAAGTGGGGGGATAACTATATCTGTATTACTCACGAAGTTGCTTTATTTAGTAATTACCTAAGACAAAAAGATGGTATCTATAAGCATAGGTTATGTCTTTGGGACTCCGAGTTTAACTTTATAGGTCTTTCTAACTCCTTTACTTTCTTAGACGCCAGGATTGAGTTTTGTGTGGGAGCAGCCATACTTGAAGACGATCTTCTTTTAAGTTTTGGGTTCCAGGATAATGCTGCTTTTGTTTTGAGAACGCCTAAGGTAGTAGTAGAAGATCTTATAGAGGAGGCACGTAATTATGGCAATTGAAGATGTAGTAGTAGATCTTTCTAAAGATCCGTTCAACCCTTGGTTAAACTTTAGATGTGCAGTTGAGTACGCACATAGACAGCAAAACGCATCTGCCGTATCTTTCTATTTAAGAACTGCAGAATACGGGGACGGCATACTTACATACAACTCATTACTTAGAGTAGCTCAATGTATAGATGACCAAGCTGAGAGAGTAACAAGTGTTACTCACGCACTTCTTCAAGCTCTATCCTATATGCCTAAAAGACCGGAAGCATACTTCCTTATGGCTCAGTTCCATGAAAGAGCCGGTAATTGGCAGCAGGCCTATACGTGGGCTGAGCTAGGCCTATCTATGAACATTGATAGTGATCCATTACCAGACTCCGTAGGATACTTTCCTGAGGCCCTCAGCTTTGAGAAAGCTGTGTCCGCTTGGTGGATTGGTCGTAAAGAAGAGAGCTTAGATTTACTTTTAAAGTTATCTGAAAAAGAA